GAACAGAAAGATGAAATATTACAAAAGCTAGACAACGACGAGCATTACTATGGCGAGTTTGGTAAGCAGTTTTTATCCAACTCTGACATTAAGACTCTTTTAGAGGATCCGCTTAATTTTAAGCAGTCTATGGGCGACAACAATCCTAACCTTATAAAAGGATCTTATTTTCACACCTTAGTACTTGAGCCAGACAAGTTAGAACGATATAAGATTATCGATGCTTCAACCCGTAATACTACTAAGTATAAAGAACTATCTGGTGGTGAGATGTGCCTGCTTGAAAAAGAAGCAGATGAGCTTCAGGTCTTGAGAGATAAACTTATGGCGTGTGATGCGTCAAGAGATCTGATCCAAGACATCGATGTGAGCTACGAAGTGCCCGGAGTGTTTGAGCTTGAGGGTGAGTGGTGGAAAATGAAGGCTGATATTGTAAATAGAACTCAAGGTTATGTAGTGGATTTAAAAACCACAGCAGACATTGATAAGTTTTCTAGGTCTGCTCAAATGTATAACTATGACAGCCAAGCCTACATATACTCCACGTATTTTAATATGGATTTTTTATTCATAGCGGTGTGTAAAAAGTCTCAGAAAATTGGTATCTTTGATTGTTCCCCTCAATTTTTAGAGCGGGGTAAAGATAAGGTAGAGAGAGCAGTAGAACAATATAGATTGTTTTATAAGGATGAAAACTTTGATCCAACGCAGTATTTTATATCTAAAACTTTATAAATTAAATTAACTTAAAACTAGAAATTATGGCAAGTATTATCAAAACAAGTATTGATCTATCTAAAATTGATAAATCAAAAATCATCAAAGGAAAGAAAGGCCAGTACCTTCCTATCACGATTACCCTCAACGACGAGGTAGATCAGTTTGGAAACAACGGTCCAATCATTATGGAACAATCAAAAGAAGAGCGCGAAGCAAAAGCCCAAAAAATCTATCTTGGCAACGTGCAAGTTGTTTGGACTAACGGGCAGAACGTAGATGCAGCTCCTCGTAAAGACGCAGGTCAACCACAACGACAAGCAGCACCACAAGTTGTTGAGGACGACCTTCCGTTCTAATGAAATGTGAATTTTGCGGGAATGTCATGAAAGTACAAGATTACGACTTTTGTGACATATGCCCAGACTGTTTAGAAGACTCTAACTATTAAATTAAATTAAATCAATGCAAGTAAATAATACAGAGATCAATGGATTCTTGATTGACAAGTTCAATCAACACGATCTAGAAGCTGGACAAAAACAAGGAATCTGCCCCTTGTGTTCACCTGACAGAAAACCCAAGAATGCAAAAGCAAAGTGCGCTTCTTATGATTGGGAACGTGGTCTCGGTACTTGCCACAATTGTAGTAAATCATTTCAGTTACACACATATCAGCGTAAAGGTGCTTCAGAAAGAGAATATGTTCGGCCTGAAGCCCTTGAATTAGCTGACAGCGTTGATGTTAAAGTGCTGGGATGGTTTGCCACAAGAGGGATATCTCAGGAAACTGTTGCTAGTCTAGGTATTAGCAACGGTCCTGAGTATATGCCGCAAACCGGTAAAACCGAGAATGTCATAAAGTTTAATTATTTCATGGGCGACCAACTTATTAATATTAAGTATCGCGATGGAAGAAAGAACTTTAAATTATATAAAGGCGCTGAAAAAGTCTTTTATAATATTAACAGCGTAGTAGGCTTCGATTACTGCGTAATAGTAGAGGGCGAAATGGATGTCCTTGCTATACACGAGTCTGGCATAACAAATGTCATCTCAGTGCCGAATGGTGCTACATTAAATACTAATAACTTAGAATACCTAGATAATTGTATTGATTATTTTGAGGACAAGCAAAGAATAATCATTGCAGTTGATTCAGATGAAGCCGGCCAAGCATTGCAATCAGAGTTAGTTCGACGACTAGGCTCCGAGATGTGTTACTTAGCTAGCTTTGAAGATTGTAAAGACGCTAACGAATACTTATTAAAACATGGAAAAGAAAAATTGGCGCAGCGTATTGCCGGAGCAAGACCAGTACCACTCGAAAATGTTACGACGTTCAAAGATGTGGAAGACGAAGTCACGGACTTTGTCCGAAACGGTTTCAAACCTGGCTATCAAGTGGGTTTGGCCAATTTTGATAGCATCTTTTCTACTTATACTGGCCAATTCATTACTGTTACTGGCATTCCAAGCTCTGGTAAATCAGATTTCGTAGACCAGATGGTTGTTGGATACAACCAAAACTATGGATGGAAAACAGCTTACGCTTCCCCAGAAAATCAACCTACTTATTTACATGCCCACAAGCTGATGCGCAAGGTATGGCAAGATATGCCAAAAGCGGAAGACATATACTCCGACCAATGGAATCAAATAGCTGATCACGTTAACAGCAATTTCTTTTTCATTGACATGGAGCGTTATACGTTGGACGCTGTTTTGCGCAAAGGCGCAGAGCTGGTTAAGCGCAAGGGTATTAAGTGCTTGGTAATCGATCCTTTTAATAAAGTGCGAGCGCAAGACGCTTCAGGTGATGTCAACGTCTATACATTAGAGTATCTAAGTAAGATAGAGATCTTCGCTAAAAAGTATGATGTACTTGTTATTGTTGTTGCCCACCCTACTAAAATGTATAAGGGAGCTGACGGCAAGATTGAAGAGCCAACCATGTACAATATCAAAGGCGGCGGCGAATGGTATGATGCTTCATATCACGGGCTATTGGTTCACAGGGATTACGAAGCTAAGACTGTTAAGGTCAAAGTGCTTAAGGTTAAGTTCCAAAACCTTGGAGAGAATGGCGCAGAAGCTCATTTTAAATGGGAACATAAGTCAGGATGCTTTGTACCGCATGAGCAAATAAATATTGGCGATGATAAGATGCCCTGGGAATAGATGGGTAGCGGCACAAAAAATAAGAAAGGTAAACTAATGGGCAATTACACGCCCACGCCGGAGGAAGAACAAGCTTTTATGTGGTGTGTTAGAAACGGCATTAGAATATCTCCTTTGGCTGCTACGCGAGGAACCCCAACTGAATGGCATATAGTTATTGAAACCAATAACAAAAAATCCGTAAGCCCTGAATCATATGGGCCTGGGTTAATATGGGAAAAGTTACACGAGTTTTTTACTTATTATTATGAGAAATATAGAGAAAGAATATAAAGAGCTATTGTCACAGGTTTTAGAAGCCGATGACAAGCCAGATCGCACGGGGGTCGGAACAAGATCTATATTCGGTGCAACTATTGCTCACGACATGGATCTTAACTTTCCACTGCTTACCGGCAAAAAAGTTTCTTTTAATGCAGCAAGAACAGAATTGCTTTGGATACTCAACGGCAGAACTGACTTAAAGTATTTAGAAGATAACGGCGTTAAGTATTGGAGGCCGGACTATGAGCGATCAGGCAGAACTGACGGCACGCTTGGCCCGGTGTATGGAAAACAATGGCGTGATTTTAACGGCGTAGATCAGCTGCAGAATCTTGTGCATAGCATTAAGCGCGATCCTAGCTCAAGGCGCCTTATGATCAGCGCATGGGCTCCGCATGAGATGCATGATATGGCATTGCCTCCTTGCCATCACGCTTTCCAAGTTTATATAAATAACGGGAAAATGGATTTGTTGTGGATGCAGCGATCTGCCGACTTGTTTCTTGGTTTGCCTTATGACATTGCAATGTATGGCTTATTACTAGAGATGCTAGCTAAAGGCGCTGGGTACAAACCTGGAAGATTGATTGCTCAGTTAGGTGATTGCCACCTATACAATAATCATATTGATCAAGCAAAGTTATATATTTCTAACGGCATTAGAGTAATGCCTAAGCTTATATTAGATAAGGGTATTGATGCAACGTGCTCTATACCGGAGGCAAGCGACATAAGAATATGGGGCTATGACCCATACCCAGCGATTAAAGCTGAAATTAATGTAGGAACAACTAACTAAAATTAAAAAAAATGTATTATATTTATCACATACCAAATAAAAAGATTGGCGTTACACGTGATCTTAATAAACGGGTTACTGTAACGCAAGGATACAAGGAGGGTGAATACGAAGTTCTAGATTCTAGTGAAGATATTAATTATATATCTTACAAAGAATTAGAGCTTCAACTACTCTACGGGTATAAGATTGATAATCAATTATATAAAAATTTATTTAATAATAAAAAGAAACCAATGTTACTAAACGCCACAGACGCCACTACTACTTTCCCGTGTCCGCTTAATAAGCTTAAGGGGCAGCTCATGGATGTTAAAGGATTATCCTGGCATACGCCGGAAGGCCATGAGTTTGAAATTAACGAAGCAACCATTCCTTGGATATTAGCCAACGCCAAAGTGTCAATGTATGATAAGACTCGGTCTTATATATACAACAAGGCTTTCTATGAGGCTTTTGCAGAAGACACTGCTGATAACAATGTTTATGACAACATCCGCGAATGGGCATTCCAGCGTGGATTATATGACAAAGGCGATTCAAACACACAATATCTTAAGCTAATGGAAGAGGCTGGGGAACTAGCTCAAGCATTATTAAAGAAAAACAAAAACGAAATTATCGATGCTATCGGTGATATAGTTGTTGTGTTGACTAACCTAGCGCATATGGAAGACTTAGCGATTGAAGCCTGCATTGATGCTGCTTATGATGAGATTAAAAATCGTAAAGGCGCAATGGTAAACGGCACTTTTGTAAAACAACAATCGTTCCCAAGCGGAACTACTGATCACTGGAAAAAAGTAACACTATGAGAGACAAAGTAATTAAACAAGTAGTAGATAAGATCATGAGCCGATCTGATGTAGGCTTTAAAAAGTATGGCGTAACGCTACACGAAGACGATCAATCTCTTGACACTTGGCTGAATCATTTGCAAGAAGAGCTTATGGATGCTGTAAATTATATTGAGAAAGCACGAATGGTGTTGCGTGATGAAGTTGAAGATTGTTACATAAGAGATCAAAACGATGCGGAGAAAGAGATCTAAAAAGAAAGGACCAGTACAGGCAAAGCGGATAACGTATGACGGGATAAACTTTGCTTCGGGCCTTGAGAGATACATGTACATGGCTTTGAAGAAAGCTAAAATTAGCGCTGAATACGAGGGCACAACGTTTGAGCTTTTACCAGCGTTTGATTTTGTAAATGAATCAATAGAGCGCCAATCAAATGGCAAAGGCGAATATAGAAACCGTGGCTGCAAAAAAATATTAAACATTAAATATACGCCGGATTTTGTAGCGGATGATTTTATAATTGAGTGCAAAGGAAGAGCCAACGAATCGTTTCCAATTAGATGGAAGTTATTTAAAAAGTGGTTGTGTGACAACAACGACAATAGGGTGTTATATAAACCACAAAATCAAACAGAATGCGACAAGACAATCGACATGATCCGGTTAGCCAGAAAAAGCTAGCTAGACAAAAATACGTCGAGCGCCAGATCGACAAGTGGGCTAGGTGGTCTATGGCTACCAGAGGCCGGATTAAGTTCAAAGAACTTGTAGAGATACAGGATAAATATAATATCAAATGTTATGGCTAAAACAAAAACAATCAGCATTGTTACGTATAAGAAAGTAACGAAAAGAAGACCAGGCGTTCACGCAAAAACTAAAAATAGTAACTCTAAAACAAGCAAAAATTATGTCAAAAAATATGCAGGACAAGGAAGATAAGGGCTGGACAATACAACTAGGAGTATATCCTGGGGTTGTATTTGGCTTTAGAACATACAACAACGAAGATTCAACAATCCACGTGCTATACGTGCCATTTTTTGATGTGGCTGTTATAATAGATAAGTAATGGGATTATTTGACGAGAGGATAGCTTATAAGCCCTTTGAATACCCTGATTATTACACAGAGGGTTGGCTAAAGCAAGCGCAGGCATTTTGGCTGCACACAGAGATCTCAATGCAATCAGATATTAAAGACTGGAATGAAAAACTCACCCCAAAAGAAAAAAGCCTTGTTGGAAACATTTTACTTGGCTTCGCTCAGACAGAATGTGCAGTGTCCGATTATTGGACCCAAAAAGTGGTATCTTGGTTTCCGAAACATGAGATAAAACAAATGGCTATGATGTTTGGTAGCCAAGAGACAGTACACGCTGTAGCGTACAGCTACTTGAATGAAACATTAGGACTAGAAGATTATGAAGCGTTTTTACACGAGCCTGCAACGGCTGATAGGTTCGAAAACCTGGTGGCATACGACGGGGAATCCCATATTGGAATTGCTCGTTCTCTTGCTGTTTTTAGTGCTTTTGCGGAAGGAGTTAGCCTTTATAGCGCTTTTGCTGTATTATATTCTTTTCAAATGAGAAATCTTTTGAAAGGTATTGGGCAGCAAATGAAGTGGAGCGTTCGTGACGAGTCATTACACAGTAAGATGGGCTGTCAGTTGTTTCGCCATATGTGCGAAGAGAACAATCAACTAGCGCATCTATGCAAGGCTGATATAATCAAAGCGGCTGAGACAATGGTTGATCTCGAGATTAAATACATTGATAAGATGTTTGAGATGGGGGATATCGAAGGTATATCTGCTAATGACTTAAAGCATTTTATAAAAAAGAGAGCAAATGAAAAACTCGTGGAACTTGGTTATGCCGATTTATCTGGGCATTTTGTTTTTAACGGAGCTGCTGCCAGTAATCTTGATTGGTTTTATCACCTCACTGGCGGGCACACTCATACTGATTTCTTCGCTATTAGGTCTACGGATTACAGTAAAGCGGGCGAAAACGAGGATTTTGAAGATATTTGGTAATAAAAAAAAGATATGAAAGGACAAAAACAAAGCAAGGCAGACTTGCACGACAAACAAATCAAAGCTATTGTTAATACTTTGAAAAACATAATTGGAGAACTAGATAATATTCGTAACTTATCGGTTGGCACATTAGAAACTGTAAAGCTTATGTCTGGTTATCAATCGGCATTAATGCAGCTACAAGAACAAATGAAGGAAGAAGCTAAAGGAAAGGAAGAAGAAAATGTGGGATAATGATTGGATCAAGGGTGAGGATTACCCTGAATGGGGTAACACGGACGTTTACAAGAAAACAATCGCTGGAGGTTATCTTCTTTCTGGGGAAACTCCTCGTGCTGCTTATATGCGCGTTGCTAGCAGCGTCGCTCGCAGGCTTTATAAGCCTGAGTTAGCGGAGGTTTTCTTTGATTATATCTGGAAAGGCTGGCTATGCTTAGCTTCACCAGTATTATCTAATACAGGTACCGACAGGGGTTTGCCTATTAGTTGCTTTGGTATCGATGTCGGAGATAGCATTCAGGAAATCGGTGGAAAGAATTTAGAAATGATGTTGCTCGCTAAGCACGGCGGTGGAGTAGGCATTGGTATTAATATGATCAGACCCGCTGGCACTAGGATAACAGGTAACGGCACATCCGATGGAGTCGTACCATTTTGTAAAATCTATGATTCCACCATACTTGCTACGAATCAAGGCTCAGTTCGACGCGGAGCTGCTTCAGTCAATATTAACATTGAGCACAATGACTTTCTCGACTGGCTTGACATACGAGAACCTAAAGGGGACGTCAACAGACAAAGCCTTAATCTACATCAATGCGCAGTTGTTGGCGATAAGTTTATGCGAAAGCTTGAACAAGGAGATGCGGGAGCTAGGGATCGATGGAGTAAACTACTTAGAAAGCGAAAAGCAACTGGAGAACCGTACATACTATTTAAAGGAAATACTAATAAAGCAAATCCGCAAGCATATAAAGCCAACGGACTAAAGGTACATATGACTAACATATGTAGTGAGATTACATTACACACAGATGAGAATCATAGCTTTGTTTGCTGCTTGTCATCATTAAATCTAGCAAAATATGAAGAATGGAAGGACACTAACCTTATATATGACGCTATCTGGTTTCTTGATGGAGTTATGGAGGAATTTATTCAAAGAGCCAAAGGTTTACGTGGGTTCGAGAACGCTGTTCGATCTGCGCAACGCGGGAGAGCGTTGGGACTGGGAGTACTCGGATGGCACACATATCTCCAAGAGAAAGGCCTTCCTTTCGAAGGCTTACTGGCTCAGTTTGAAACTCGGAAGATTTTTTCGCAGTTCAAGATTGAAAGCGAACGAGCCTCAATGGCTTTGGCAGAAACTTACGGCGAACCTCTTTGGTGTGTCGGTACTGGCTTACGTAATACTCATTTACGCGCAATCGCGCCCACTGTTAGTAACTCTAAGTTGTCTGGTAACATATCGCCTGGCATTGAACCTTGGGCGGCTAACGTATTCACTGAACAAAGCGCGAAAGGCACGTTCATCAGAAAAAACCCAACATTAGTTAAACTCTTAAAAAAACACAAATTAAATACAAATGAAATCTGGGATAAAATCCTGGCTGACGGCGGTTCGGTTCAGGATATCAGTGAGCTGGATAATATACAAATGGCGCACGAAGTTACTGCTAAAGAAGTTTTCAAAACTTTTAAAGAAATTAATCAACTTGAATTGGTTAATCAGGCGGGGATAAGGCAACAGTACGTAGATCAGTCAGTTAGCTTGAATTTGGCTTTCCCTAGTGAAGCAACCCCGAAGTGGATTAATCAAGTTCACATGGAAGCGTGGAAGAAGGGTATTAAAACATTATATTATGTTCGCACAGAATCAGTATTGAGAGGAGATATTGCTGCATTAGCAATGGACCCAAACTGTTTATCTTGTGATGGATAAAAGTTATAACCATTTGATTGTTATAATAACTTTTAGTTAGTTAGGTTAGTTAGTTTAGTTTGTAAGAGCGGTAGCGAAAGTTGCCGCTTTTATTTTTTCTTTTTTGTAATAGGTACACAATTAGGGACTTTCTTGCCTGCTTTGTTTTTTGTTCCTACCATTTGGTATCCTTTCCAACAAGGGGTGCTTTTCTTTTTCATGAGTTTATTATGCTATACGTTGTTTTTCCTTTGATACGCGCTGCCTTCAGCATGCGTCGACGGTTATTCTCTGGCGACACATAGCTCACATGAATCCAATCAGGGTTTTCATCATCCCCAAATTCCCAAATTAATTGGTCATAGTCCAGTTCGTCTTTAATAAAAATAAACATCTCTTTATTAGACATGTGCCCAAAAGTATCGTCAATGTCGATCGCCTCTCCTCGCATGTGCTGGGACGATTTAGCGCCCCCTATTGCGCGATTAAGCGCCATAGAGCGGAAGAAGCTATTGATTTTAATTGGGCCATCCACGTAAGCCCTAAGCGGCTCAAAAACATTCTCTGCTAAGGTCTGCATTCTGCGTAACTGTTCCTCGCTAGGGGTATTGTCGATGCCTTGCTTTGTAGCTGTTTGTGAAAACGTAGCTTCTTTATATGAAATATGATCGCTTATTTTTTCCATTTATTCTTCCTTGTCGTTATGTTTAACCATTAGCCACCACTTAGTAGCGGTGTATCCAATAGCTGTAACTGTTAAAACAATTTTTAATCCTAGTTCAATCTCGGCAAAATTAAGAGCCATAGTAACTGTGTTTATGAGGTATATTTTCAAATCCGTGTCGTTCATGGCTTAGTTAGTTATCTATTTTATTGTCTTTTTTCTTTTGTTTTTCAACACGCAAAGAGTCTTGATAAGCAAACCACTCTTCCGTACTCATGCCTTTGAGCCTCTCATTCCTCCGTTTTATTTCTTGTTCTCTATTTGCAGCGCGGGTAGTCTTGGCTTTCTTAATACCGTCGGCTTTTCTTATAGCCTTAGCTTGAGCTTTTATAAGATCCTCCTCTTCAATTGTTGCTCCAACTTGCCAGTTCTTGTATCCCATTGATAGAGCAATTCTTTGATAAACGCTATTTCTTTCGTCGAAGGCTTCTGAAATGCTGGTTAGCTCATCGTAAGCTCGATCTAAAGGTATATTTGCTCCAGCTGCCGCGGCTTTGCCTAATACAGAGTATAAAGGGCTGGGCTGAAAACGACCGTCAATCATTAAATCAAGTCCTCTTTCTGCTATAACGTCTTTTTCAAATCTTTTGGTTCTTAATGCGCTATAGAATTTACTAGCTTTTGATCCAATTGGAGGGGATATGCTAAGGGCTGTAAACACAACTTTAGCATCATCCTGAAAAAATTCCTTCTTCTCTTGCTGGCGTATGTACTCAAGCACGGTATTTTTAAGAGCAGCCACAACCGCTCCGCCTATCCCGCTGCCTTTCAAGATAGTGTCTAAGCCGGAGTTAAGAGCTCTCGTATATATATCCTGTGCTTTAGCAGCCTCGATTTCTGCTTCTGTGTCTGTGAGGGTTTCCTCCTCGTCATCGTCAAAGCCGGGTATTAAAGCAAACAGTGCCCCTTGCAACGAAGAGAATATTGCGTTTTGAACAGCTAAATAATATACGGCTCTAGAAATGTTCTCTTTAGGGTCCCCACGTCTGTATGCAAGGTCTAATATAGCCTTCTTGCCTCTTCTAGTATATTGCGCGGCGGTGTTCTGAAATGTTAGAATAAGTCTACCCAACACACTAGCTTGCTCTTGAGAAATTAAAGAAGGATCTGATGATTGTTGAGTGCTATCAGATAGCCTAGAAAAATCTTTCCATGCTTTTTCTTCTGCTTCCTTATCCGTGTATTTTCTTCCTTTTTTGCCGTCTATTACAACAGTTTCGTTTTTATAAGTATTAACCCTGTTTCTATAAAAAGCTGCTCCACCGGAAGCAATAGCAAAACTATCCGCTATCTGCGTGGGCGTAAACCCTATCTTTAAAAGATATGCTAAAATAGCTTGCGGAGAATTTGAGCTGCTATTCGCTTGATTGGCTATTTCCGATTCAGACACATCCATTCTTAATCCGCCTCGCCTTTCTTTTAACTTAGGAGAATTAAAAATCATTACCCAGTCCTTCCAGTATTGTGGTTGATTTGCAAAAGCAGCTGCAGCCTTCAGTGGATTATTGTCACCCCAATTTATAAAGTTTATAGTAGATAAAAGCTGCAATACAGCTGATCTGCGGTTAAAGAACATAATAGCGCCTGTAGATCTATTCACCCAGTTATTCCAAGCGTTAACCTGTTTAGAAGACCCGCTAGGGCGGTTTGTGCCGTTTTTCATTCTATACAGAGAATCTAACATAGCGTCGGCCCACTCATTACCTAGGTTTGCGCGCAACTTGTTCATATTTTCTGGTGAAAAAATAATATCCGCGTTAGCTATAAATTCTTTTAAAAACTTCTGGCGACCTTTGCCCTCGGTTAAATTATAAATATCACTTAATAAAGTATCTGCTGTCCAGTATTTACTAGGGGATGGCCATCCTTCTTTAAGATTAGTTACTCTTTTTAACTGCCCAACAAAACTAAGCAGCTCAGGGCTCCCCATAATTTCCAGGTTTAATTGCGCAATTTCTTTTTCTGATAATCCAGGAATGTCAATTCCATTTGATTTCCATAAATATACTCGCAAAGCGTGGTCGTATGTAAAGTCTGTTCCTTTTATTTTTTTCTTTAATAATTTAGCAATATCAGGATTTTCTTTAAGCAGCATGCTATACAACCTTTTTGCCGACTGTCTAGCCCTGTCAATATTAATAATACCAGCTACATAAGGATCCATCAAATTTTCCTCAAAAAACTCGCGATGAGCATCGCCTTCCTTGCCGGATCCCATTAAGCTGTACAATAGGCCCATAAAGTCTTCAGCTCTAGGCGGAATAAATAAGTTAAATTTACCCTTCCCGCGGCCAGCCTGTCTAGCGCCTATATCAGAATATTTGTTTTGTCGCGGGTCATTAAACTTTTGCTCTATAATATAGTTAATACCTTCGTTAAGGTTTATGCTCGCTTTTGCAGCAGAAGACGGCGCTTCTTTTCTTTCCAGCACCACCTGAATGGCATCCTCGTTTTCGCCTATATATTCGGTGTAGTTCCACCCTAAATTATCCGCGAGCTTTTTGCCTAATACAGAATATAAACTAGCTCTGGAGATGCCATCTCCGTGGAATGTTAATCTACCGTAATACGTTTGCGCTTTAAGATGATCGGCTACAGCGTTGCCAATACCGGCAAAAACTTTTAAAGGATTAACGCCATCCTCTTTAAAGCTTTCAGATAAAGCCATTTTACCCTGTCGTCCAGCGGCTACGTCATGAAACATTAATGAAAGAGTAGGTATATCGCTGTAATCTTCTTCGTCTGTTAATAAAATCTCTATTTCCGCTTTACCAACTTTAAAAGTGTCGGACGTGTAAGACGTAGGGTCCATGCTATCGCCATCAAAATTTGGGTCAAATTCTATATTATAGCTAGTGTTTAAGCTCGCTTTCCCCATTATGCTACCCTTCGCAAAATGAGTGTAGTAGCTTTTGAGGGCATTTTCGTGCCACGCGGCCGCAAATTCTACATTTCGTATGCCGCTAAATTCAATGTTCTCAAAATTGCCATCGTAGCTTTTAAAAGTAACGTCTTTCATCGCAAAAGCAGTTAACGGATGATTATACCTCATCCACGTATCGCTTCCTGGAGCCCATTCGGAGGGCATGTTCTGGCGGAATAGATGACCAATCTTTTTATCTAATGATTTTGCAATTAGTGCTCCCTTATACCCGTCAAGCACATTGTTAAGCACGTCCTCGGTAACCTCTTGGTTATTTTTGTTTAGATAAGCCCCAATATAGTTAGTGACTACTATTGCAGGTAGAGCATGCTCATATATCGCAAGGCGGCTTGCTCCAATGCCATCTTGTACATAAACTAGCCCGGCCATTCCGCGTAGAGGAGACTTAGTATGCGATGACATAGATGCAAAAATATTAGCAGCCCCCGTCGAAGCGGTTAGAGACGGATCAAGAGTATTAAAGTGATTTATTAATTTTTCTATAAAAGCCCTATCTCTTTTTGCAGATTCATTAATTTCGTTAGCAGCGAGTTTCCCTTTTTTATTAATACGGTTATTATATTCAGGCCCTGAAACACCTTGTCTGCCTCGATTAAACCGCTTGCCGTTTTTGTGAATATTATACTTTATATTGTTGTCTTTATCTTTACCCTCAACTATTGTAAAGCCGTTTTTCGCTAATATCGGGAAGGCTTCATAGAATTCTAGGTTAGAATTAAAGATTCTGTAGGGCAAGCCGCTGTTAAAAGACTGAGACAAAAATATTACTAGTTCATCAACGGTTATAACTTCATCCTTAAGCAGGTTATTTACCACCGCGATTACAGCCTGCTGATTGTCCCCGTTTTTTATCTTCTCTCCGTTTTTGTCGTAGACCCCTAAGTATTCGCTGTCCAATCCAAACGCGTTGGCGAATGATCTTCTTGCCGTAATAAAATTAAGCGTTTGTATAAGGTAGTCTCTATTATCTTCGGTTTCAATTGTTTTAGACTTCAATCTTTTTGATAAAATTTTAAGCCTATTTGCAAATTCATTAAAAAAGATTGTAGCCAACTCCCCCGCTTTTTCCTCTAAAATATTTTCTATATCATATTTTTTAATAATTTCTAGAATATCTTTTTGCTGAATTTTATTTTTGCTGAGGGGGAATTTCTGCTGTGTAAGCATGTCGTCAACAAAACTAGGCATGGTTTCAACAACAAACCCCGCCTGCGCTGGGTTTAAATTAATAGAGTACTTAAGATTAAATCCTGCTGGATCACGCTGCAATGCCTCTGTTAATACAATACCAAAGTTAGATACTTCGTTAACGCTAGGCAATCCCTGCTGGTTTAGAAACTCTTGTAGATTAACGAGGTCGCCATCGTCGTTGGTTTCATTAAGATAGTTTAGCAACATATCAGGAGCCATCCCTGAAGCAATCATTGCTGCAAATCTTTCTTTTAATTTGCTTTTTGTGGATTTACCGGCAGCAGGATTGTCCCAATATTTAACCCACTCTGCCTCTGTTATATCTTTTCTGTCAAATACACCTTTTCCTACGGCACCTAGTTCTTTTCCAGCTTCGTAAGTGCTTTCTCTAACCTGGCCAGAGCCGTCTTCTTTCATCACTCGTACTTTCCAGTCGTCGATGCGCATGTTTATGAAGTTCTGAGGTATCAGATTATATAAGCCAAAAGAAGATCTTACAAATTTTGCAAAGGTATTTGTGTACGCAATAGCCACCACCTCTTTTTGTAAATATTTAGTTAGCTCTTTTTCTAAAAAAATGCTTAACTCTTCTCTGAATAATTTTTGCTCGCTTAATGATAAATTATATGAATTAGACCCCTGGCGCTTCTCAAATTTAAACTTTGGCGAAGTAGCAACAAATTTAGATAAAGCCTCGTATACTTTCTCTAGCACGTCGTTAGAGATTAACGTAGGCATTAACTTTCTAGCTTTCTTTAAGAAGTCTACTTTAGCAGGTAGTCCCTCGGTCTTGCTTGCAGAGGAAGGCGTCACGTCATCCATCTCAACAGTTGCAGCTTCGGCGTCCCCTAACTCCTGTAGAAACTCATTATCAATACCCAGGGCCTGTACAGCTCCTAGCGCTTTTCTATAAGCAAAGGCGTTGATCCAGCCATGTAGGTTGTCATTCTTTTCTTCAAAAGTTCCATCTTTAGCTGTGTTAAAATTTATAATATGATTAATTAACTCCGACTTAGCTATTATAAGATAGTATTCCATGTCAAAGCCCGGAAGTGTTTTAAATGCGGGAGCTCCGGTTTTAGGCTGCGGTCTATCTGCGTACACTTTCATCAATGCCATGTAAGCATCGCTTTGGTCAAGCACTTCCACTGCAGCTAAAGCTTTTCGCTCTTTGTTACCGCTTTCCCATGCCGATTTATGCTTTTCATATATAGCTTGTGTGCTTTCTTTCAAAGCTTTGTTACGAGTTACGTCGCTGACATTTATAGAAGCTTTATTATTGTCTTCTTCCTCTTCGGCTCTAAACTTCAGGTTATTTCGTCGACTATAGCTAGCTATATATTGCAAAGCGTCTTGTACTGAGTTGATCCCGAACAAATAAGATTTATCACCAAACATAGCTCGGTTAAGGCTATTTACAAAGGCTTTTATATCATGCAGCCCTCCTAAAGCGCTCCCCTTTAAAGCCCCTATTCTAACAAAGTCGTTAAGCAACTGCATAACCTCGTCCGCATCTATGTTGTTGGTGTCCTCGTATTTCCCAGCTGCTTTGGCTCTTTCTTGATAAGCATTAAGCCTGGCCTCAAAAACTTTATACTGATCTGCAGTAAGATTTCTTTTTGCATAATTTACAATACTGCTAATCATCCTTTTTGCGTCTCCTGCCAATTCGTCATTAACGAATATTTTATTTTGTCGACCGCGCTTATGCGCAAGCTCATGCAGCGGAGCAACAGAGGCAATAGCCGCCTCTATGTCGCTACTGAAAGCGATCGCCCCCATAACCGCACCATGGTTAACTATAATAAGTCCCGTGCCAGCAACTTCCTCAGCGCTGTTGTTTGCTCCCATCATCGCTCTATCCGCAAAATCTATGAGCGCCGCTTTTTCCTTATCGCTTAAGCTAGGGTTATCCTCAATATATTTTTCAATTTGTTCTAAAGCAGTAAAAGAGGAGTCTACCTCAACGACGCGGATGCCTTTGGTGTTTTTTATTGCATATAGATTAAGACGATATGCAGCAAATGCTCTGGCCTGGGATGGAGTGAAAAAACTAGCGTCTCCTCTGACTTTTGCTTGCTCAGCACTAAGATCTTCTGTTTTTATATTAGCCCTGTCTAGCGCTTTTTTTTCTAGAGCCTTCCGATTTTCCGTAAGACTAGACTCCCGGTCGTTCATAACCTGGCTGTATTCGCCCTCCAGCCTTTCCATGGCTTTCTTGTTATAGCTCGACCCCGCGTCCTCATTAGCAGCTAAACTCTCTGCGTCTTGGCGAATCTTTTTTGCTTTTCTATTAGCCTCTAAAAGCGCTCCAATTTGATCAGGTGTATATTCAGATAAATCTGCAACACTTAGGCTAGTTAAATCCGCGGCTTTTTTAATAAGCTGCCTTTTTCTATCTTTAAGTTTTTGTTTTTCAGAAGAAGGTGTTGCTGGGTCGCTAAGGTCCCCTTGTATAGACGTAAGCTCGTTCTTTAATTTAGTTAATTCGCTAGCGTCTCCTATAGATTTAAACTCGTCATGTATAACACTATGCAAGTTACTAGCCATACCTCCTCCAGATAGATACATACTAGAGATAGCTACGTTCGCAACAAAATCTAGATCATACCCATCAAATATATTTTTGTCTTCACCGAGCACGGTCATGTCGACTAGGTTCTGGGCAACTAATGTTAGCCCCTCCTCCGCTTGTTCCATGGCCACAGCTCCCACTCCCCCAATGCCAATACCTAAGCTTCTAGCTGCAATCCTGCCAGCGTGTTCCCCTAGTTGTTGTTTAAAAAAAGTAGAGCCGTAAGAGCGCGACATCTTACCAATGTTTTTTAATAAATACGTAGCGCCAAGCTTTTCTGCTATTGCAGCAGTGCCACCGTACATTAATCCAGTAAACCCTATTTGCAATTCGCTATAATCTAACGCGTCCCGGTGGTATTCCAGTTCTTTATTTATCCGGGCTTTTTCAAGCGGGCTAGTTGCCGCGCTAAGCTGCTCCTCTAAAGCACTAATCATCATAGGGGCATTTTTGCGCCCAATTTCCATTTCTGCTATTTTACTACCGCCTTCCATTGCAAAAAATGCTCCAGCCTGTAAGTTGGCAAATCTTGTAGCAGCTACTCTAGCTGCGGCACGTGTGGCAGCAACTTGGGCGGCAGCAGTGGCGCCGGGAACCGATAGCCCTGTTCTCAATAAGCCAATTCCTCCGGAGGCGAGGGTTGTCGCGGCTGTAACCAGCAAAGAAGGCGAGTTTTGTATGGTAGCGTCGACCACCCACTCGGCAAGAGTCGATTTATCCCCAACTGTAAGAGGCATAGGCATCTCATTGCTAATCTGATTTTGCAGCCGCTCGTTGTAATTGACAGCTTGCTTGTTTACTTCGGTAACATAGTCGTAAGCGTCGCTACCCTCAGGCGACCCCAGGTAATTTGCCATAACAACAAACTGGGCGGCTTTTGTGGCAAACATAGCTACAGGAGCCATTATCCCCGCTTCCAGCATTGCACCCAGTTGATTGGCTTTGCTGTAGTCTTTAGAGAAAGTTTCATACTCAATATTGCTTAACTCTATCTGCTCTATTTTTTTTCTTCGGACTACATCTCTATATTCGAGCTCTCGGCCCATTTGGGTTAGCTCAAGTTGGTCTTTTTTTAATCCTTCAAGGTGTAGCTCTTCCAGCTCCTGGGCTTCGATAATAAGTGAATTGTAAGCCTCTATAGTAGCAGGGTCAGAGTTTGAGTCAACATCTCCCAAGCGATCGAAGCCATCTGCTATATTTTTTGATGAAGCATTGTATTTTCCAACACGGGTTTCATATGCAGATTTTTTTTCAAGGTAGGGAGAGATTTCATTGTCAAGCTCTGTAGATTCAGTGATGACATTATCAATGTCCCTTTGGCGCCCCGCGAGCCATCTTGGGTCGTCGGTAATATTAACAGTAGGAGGAACATAGGTTCTCCCATCTACAGTGGTAATTTTATATAGCTCTTCTCCATATATAGCTTCATAATCGCGCTTATCCTGTTTTTGTTGGGTTTTAATTCGGGCGCTTGATCCATGGGTACCGTCTATATCCGCTATATTATCTTGGGCCTCTTGAAGTTCGGATGATGAGGATCTCCTTGCCTCTAGCTGCTGGGCTCTTGATTTGTGTTCGTTAAGAACACCGGATATTAGTTTAGAGTCCGCGAGGTCTGTGTTGAATTTTCCTGTTTCTTTATAATTATTATAATCGTCTAAATCTTTTTGGTTGCCGAATAGCGGGAAAGTTTCATATCTATTATCGACAGGGATCTTAGCAAGCTCATATTTCTTTGAACTTTCGGCGGCCAAGCCGGCTTTTTCATAGCTAGCCCCTAATTTTTTCCCTTCAAAATATTTGTCGGCAATATCTTTCTGAACTTCTGGGTCCTGTATGGAGACTTGCCGGCTTGCCGCATGGACTCTTTGATTAAGCGACAGAGGCTGTACTTCATCGCTTCCATTAGAAGCTATATTAGCAGCAAAAGACGTGTCTTCGACTTGTACGGGTCTCCCCATCAACGCGGCATAATCATCAAAGTTGTCTGGATGAACGCCCTTTCTTTTTTTAGAGCGGGTTGTTTGGGGAGCGACCCACTCTCTGCCTGCAGAATTATTTAAAAAGTCATCTTCGTAGATGGTTTCGTTTTTATAAGTAATAAATCTAATTGGCTTCAATGCAGCTGCGTTGGGAACCTTTGGTGATTCGCTGTCTTCAAATAAAGCATTAGCGCTTTTTATCCACTCCTCAGGAGTTATGCCATCACTTTCTGCTAGGGTCAAAATCTCTTTGCCAGATAATTTATCGCCATCAGCCAATGTATATAGTGCATTTGGATCTATCTCGTTCATACTTTTTTATTTGAAATTTTATTTAACTTAGTTTGCGGGAACTATATAGTCCTCAGCCGCTGAGGGGGTCATTGTAGAAAGATCAGTGCCTTCTGGGAACTTATATTTTTTAGTGTTGTTTTCGCCAACCGCGGTGATTGCGCCGTCCTCTTCTTTGCGAAAGGTATACATATCCGCTGCTCCATCATAATAAGCAGTAAATTCGGTTGTTTCCCCAACTGGCAGGGTGGCGACGCGCCCAGATATTATTCCATTTTTCTTAGCTGATCTTTTACTGGTGATATTGTCCGGATACCCTTCTTCTCCCCAATTTGTAGTCGCTTCCGTTCCTGGCTTGTTGTTGGCTTTAACGCCTTTCTTTTCGTATCGACTCGCTCCTTCCGCGGAAGATTCATCTAAGCCTGCCATGTACGATTGTACAATGCGATCCTCAAGCTCCTTGTTGTTATATAGGTGAGCGTCGGGCACAATAGGTCCCCCTATGTTTAAAAAATCATCAGTAGCCATAGAAAGTAAAGACTCTCGGCCTCCCTTTTTAAGGTTATTGCGCAATGTGCGTTCTGCATCCCGTCGTTTGAACGCGTCCATAGGTTTGCCCGTGCGCTTGGATTCCTCATAGATGGCATTGTTCTGCGTTTCAAATGTTCCGTAAGTAGTATAGTCTTTGTTAAAGTACTCTGGCAAATCATTTAATGAGGTTGAAACTCCATTGGCGCCTTTAAAGTATACATTGCCGTTGGGGCCAATTTCCATTTCCATGGAGTCGGTCAATGCATCGGTGAGGAGTTCTGTTTTATCTGGGTCATTTCCAGAGGAAATCAAGCCATTGTTAAAATCAGGCAATTCTTTTTTGCGCTCCTTAAACTTGTCAAGATCAGCGGATAAGGTTCTCATATATTGATTTACATCTGCCATTTTTGCAATAGCTTCCGTGTGTGCTGAACTTCCCGCAGGAAACTTTGAAGCAGTCCTCGCCGCGTCCGCATATTCCATCCGTCTATCTGCCATTGTAGCAGTTATATAATCCCTGTTGACAGGAGGAACTTTGTCAAAATCCAAACCTCCAGGTAGCCCTGCCATGTAGCTGGATACCTTTGCTTCGGTAGCAGCAGCTTTTGCCATACCGGGGCTTATTCCCATGCCACCAGACGCTTCTCTAGTCTTGCTACCAAAAGTCTGCCCGCGAGACTGATACATCGCCTGGGCCCCTGTCACCAACCAGTTCTCCCCGGACGCGTAATTAGTTGCTGTTGCTTTATTTTTTGCCATGATATTGTTTTATAATTTAACTTCAGACCCCCCCGTTTATTATTGATCCAAACGCGCTCTCGGCAACTGAAGGAAGCCCCATAACTACACTGCCCCCAGCCTTAGCTAAATCAGTAACGCCGTTCACCATTGCGTCAGTAGCGTCAGCTCTTGCTTGATCAGCAGCGGCGCTTCTTGCTTGGGCTTGCCCTAGTAATGTTTTAGTTCTACCCTCTTCTTTGTCTTGTACCACTTGCTCGCCTTGCGCAACCATCAATTGGTTTTGGCCAGCCTGTTGAGCCGATAGCATTTGATTTCTATTTTCTTGCTGTCCAATGCTTGCGGACGCGCTTTGTAAGTTTTGATTTTGTTGGTTTGACATTGCTTGCGCTAAAGCCGCAATACCAGACCCGCCAGCCGCTCCCTGCATTGCTCCCATAGTATTAGCCATGCCCTGCTGTTGCTGCTGCGCCATAAAATCTGCTTGCTGAGTATTTACTGTTAAATCTTCAGCTGTATTTTGCAGACCAGAATATACGTTATTAAACTGCATGCCCTCATATGCCGCTTGGCGACTTGCTAATTGGGCACTTGCATCTCGCTGCTCTTGCCTCCGCGCACCACCTCCAATTGAGGCTCCAACTATACTGCCTATTGCGCCGATTCCTTGTGATAATGGATCTGCCATAATTTGTTATTTTATATTTATATTATTACGCTTCTTACATGTTTATTAACTACTTATAAATACCTCACTGTTAACAGCAAACAATTCTTTTTTGCTTGTTGAGGTAACTTCCATGTCTACTGCGCCGTGGTATCCTATGATACCCGATGTATTTGCAGAGTTGTCCTTCACAAAAAAGATAAAATCGTTTGTGCTATCAGGAGGAGGGGTAAGACTCGATAACTGGCAAGTGATGCTTGTGGATGTTTTTGCTGTACACACGCCCAGTCTGTATACATTGCTTGTCTCGCTGTCTTGGTAATATACAATATCGCTACCAACCTGTATAGATACATTTAGCGGTTTTGCAAAGCTGATTGTTATTTGTTCTAAAGTAGCCATATTATCCTAATTGTATGATTGATAATGGGTTATCGTTCGGGAAAGGGGAGGCTAGGTCGCCCGTCAGGGTCCACGTCCAAGTTTTATTAGCCCCCGAGGTATTTGCTGGGAATATAAACGTATGATCAACAAACCCGCCGGCTCCTATTGTCAAGGTAACATTGTTGTTTGTATCAATATAGGAATCCACTGGGTATGGGGCAGGCAACGCTATAGTAACATCGGCTCCTGCTCCGCCGTAAAATGTCATAATACGAGTCTGGCCAGCGGCTTGTATTTTAGCAGTGCTTATAATATAAGAAGTAACCTCGACTACTGGCACGTATATTTCTCGAGCTTTTGCAACAAAATTCAAATCATTTAATGTTTTACTCTGTCCGTTAATTAAATATTTGACGGTAAAGATTCTAGATAAAATATTCCCCAGCCCGTTGTCAACATAGGTTATTATATAAGCGTCTTCGTTTCTAGCCGCTCCAAGGGTCTGATAATAATACGGCGGCACGTCATACGCATATCCGCTGTCAGCAGTGAAGGTTTTTGTAAACAAGGTCACTTCGGTGCCGCTTACTGCGGTTTGTGAGAATGCAATAGGGGTTGTAGCAGACTCTTGCGTGTTAAGCTGTGCAATAGTATATTCCCCGTCAATAGTGAATGTTTGTTCGTCTGCCGTGCCGTCGATGTCAATTAGCAGCGTTATGTCTGCCGCAGGCATGGTAAAACCAGCCGCAAAAGTCACAAGAGCATTAATATTAACCCCTGCCTGAGAAAACACTACGCTGTCTACTTCCGCTGGTAAGTTTTGTGTCGTAAAATTACCACTAGAAATAGTATAACCCGCAGCAGGAGCTATCACTAAGGTGACGGTGGAATTACCTCCTCCTGAGATATTCTCTCCAGACTCCGCTTCAAAGGTCGATTGCGTGATTGTATATGTTTGTGCTGGCATAATTAGTTGTTCGGATCGTTTTTAACTGTAACTGTAAATGTTGTATTGCCTGTATAAGGAGCAATGCTCGATGGCTGGCCAATGCCCTGCGCCGCAAATTGTTTTAAATCTAGGGTGCCAACTTGTCCGTTGTTATCCCATGTGTCATTTAGCCCCCTAATATAGTTATAATATATATTTTCTTTATCTAAGAAAGTTGTTACCGCCCCATCCTGCTGGTCAGTTTGTATGAGCGGAGATATCCACCCGCCGTCTCCCTCGTAAGATAGTGTTTTAAAGTTCTTAATCTTATTAGGCAAGTCATTAAATATAAACTGGACACTGGATTTAGCTGTGGCTCCTTCGTAAAAAGTATTGCGCAGCTGATTGTCGTGGGACCAAAGCATGCCATTAGACATCGTGTAGTAATCGCTGTTTAGAGATATGCCAAACTCAGGAATAAAGGACTTACGTGTTGGCCACCCATCCATAGCTTCTTTAAAAGAAACGGTCTGGCTATTTAAAGTTAAGTTGTAGCAATCAGAATAAATATCGTAATTTCCAATAACAGTAGTGGCTTCTTTTAAGTTGTCATAAAAGAAATCGTTCATACCTTTGCTGGATATTTCCGTGAGCCCATCCATGGATAAGCGCAGAACAGAAGATCTTTTCTTGTCAGAGAAATAAGCCCTAAAACCAAATGAAGCAAAGCTTTCCGGGTTTTTAGATATACCGTATTCCCCTGCAAATGGCACTGCTTGGCCTAGTACATTGTTGGTCGATGTCACATTGGCATTCCCGTCAGCGTTGTATAACGCATCTTTATTTGCCAATATGCGGATAATCTTATCTTCGCATAGGGCCACTAGGTTAGTGTCTCGGGTATGGAGCTTTTGTATACTGCCATACATTGGGTTTAAGTCTTTTGTTATTTTTTCAGCTTGTACAAATTGGTTTAAGCTGTTCAATCCTGATGTAGAATTATAAAGGCCCGAATAGATAAGCCCAGAGGGTCTTCTTTCTTCCCCATAAGGCTCTTCTAGCACTGTGGATACTTTAGTACCCTTATCTATAAACGGAGCGTTAAAATCGTCTCTAACGCGATTTGATTCTACGCCATTGCCAAATGCAAAACAGTTATGCCAGGTTAAAGTCTTAAGTGTCTGGTAATCTGCAATTGGATAAGCATCGCTCGCCTCGTAGTATAGGTCTAAGTCTGCTAATTCTTTTGGTTCGGTTTCAAAAATACCAGGGTCATTACTTGGGTAATCTGAGGCCTCATCCTCACCTAGTATAATTACATTAATTTGGTTGGGCCCACCGGGAAAGTTAGGGTTAACCGTCTGAACCAAGCCTGTTTCAAATAAAATATATATCCTTTCATATACATTGTTGTTCCCAACCGCCACGGTATTGGCCTCGTCAATTGTGTAAACAGTTCCTAAGTGATTGGCAAATTTTATTTTTGTTCCTTTTGTACCAAGTTTCCGCCAAGCCCTAAGATTAATACCATACTGAACTTTTCTTTCGAGCACAAGATCATAGGGCTTGCTGTTAGGGTTGTCGTAATGCGCCCAAGTAGGCATCCACCCTCCATCGGATGTAATCTTTAGCCCGCCATTATAGTGCTCTTTTCCATATAGTCTTTTAGGGGAGTGACCTCCACCCCAGATCTGCACATATAGGTTTTCGTTGCCGTAATACCCGTCGTCAGCGTGGATGGTTACCTCGCCGTTAATCACAACAGGAGCTCCAAATGACTTGAAATTCATTGCATTCGTAGCTACTAACGGCCCAGTTGCAAATAAGTTATCTAACAATGTTGCGTTCTGCTCAATATTGACAAAGAATTTGCCTTGGAATTTAGCTTTATTGTCTTCAGCCTGATATGCATAAATTTCAACAAAATTTCCAGCGGGGGCCACAAGAGTTTGGTCGACATTGTATAAAAAATTAACATCATCCTCAAACGCGCGGTCAACAATTATTCGGGCTGATTCGTCCGCTGCGGAAGCGTTCCAGTCTATAGTGACTATCTTATAATATTCTGATTTTGATGTGCCGTCGGTAAACGCGATATACCTGCCTACTAGTAAAGCAAACTTTGTTTCGTCTGTTATACCTTGAGCCCCGTCTTCGCGCCCTATTAGAAATGTTTTTGACCCAGGGGTGGGGGTTTTACCAGCTGACCATGAAGGTTGCTCAGTGTATGAGCCATAAGCGTTAACGAAAGAAAGTGTTGCCGAATGAACTAAGGCTCTTACTTGAGTAAGCTCTAAAGGAGCCTCGTTTTTAATAGAAAGCACTTTGTATTTATTATCCGTGGAAGTAACTGGCGCGGTAGAGCCTTGTCCTTTCTTTAATATAATATAGGATTCTTCTGTTATTTTATTTCGTTCGGACGATGGGAAAGACACCCAAGCGGTAACCCCGTCTTCTGACTTATAAACCCTATCTGCCGCAAGGTTATAATACTGATCTGAAGAATCTTTTACAAAATATTTATAGTGAGAAAAACCGCCGGGAGGAGGATTATCGCTTTGTACTTGTATTTTATTTGGCGTGCTAGACTTTGCTTTGTCTACTTTAACGGAGGCTTTATCCGATGTAAATACTGGTGTTTCTCTTCCGTAAGCGTCTTTAAATACCACACCTATTTGATAGTCTCTGTCCGATTTAACAGATTTTGAAGGAATAGTTATGTCTATAGTGCCCTCTGAGCTGACAGAAGAGCTTAATGCAATTTTTTCGCTTATTGTATAATTTTGTAGATAATTACCGTACACTATTCTATTACCCACCAACTCCTGAGCCTTAGCTAGCCGAGGCACATTATCCCAGGGTCTTAGCAGCTGATTAGACTGTACAACTTTATATATTAGCTTACTAGTTATTTTAAATCCCTCCCAAACCCCTGTCTCTGTTAAATCTGCAGGATCAAAGTCGTCGACTATATATATAGTGCTATTATTTGTTTCTTTATATAGGACCTCTATTTTTTTGACATCTACAGGAGGGGTGTCAAATGCATCTAAAGTAATTTGCTGGACTGCATTAGCCATGCCTTTGTTGTATCCCTTCGATGCATCATAATCAAACCCCGTAGCCAAGAAAGCTACCTCTGTAAAAGGCGAAAAGCAAGAAAACTCATTATTTTCGTATTTCCATCTATAGCCAAACCGCGGGAATTTACCCTCAAACGGAGGAGAGTCTTGCTGAAGTTTACAGGTATACGTATACGTGTCGCTATCTGGCAACAATGGCGAGCTAGAAATAACCTTAACCCCAATTTGCAGGGGGTTGGTTACGGCAATTACCTGTAGCGTTACGATATATACGTCACTTTCGGTATCCGTCTCCAGGGCTATCCCCTCTAATTTTAAAAAATCACCCACTACATAAGCTGCTCCTGAATTTAAAGCAAATCCATAGATTGCTGTGCCGGCCGCAATAGCAGGGCGTAGCGAGTCATTGTTTAACTGCGTGGCTTCGGTAAAGTTATAAGTGACAGAAGTGTTTACGTTGCTCACCCCGTTAATAAGCCTATCGCTATTGGCTAAAGCCATAGAGGGAGCGGATAACGGTGATTTTTTAATTACTGTTACATCACTTTCAATGAAATCTCTACCCTTATACGTGCTGTGAGTGGTGAAGTTTGCTGTGCTAAAAACACCTTTGGTTACCTCCAGCTTTTTAGGCTCAGAGTTGTCGTCTGTCCAGAACAAGTAATTGTCAAGTATATTTACCCCTGTAATAAGCTTGTTTACGGAAAAATTTAAAATGTTTTGAGTGTCAACGAGTACAGGACGTACTACCTTGTATGTGTCTTCGTATTCTAAAATACAATCCACAGTGGAAGAAGTAACAAACCAATATAGTTTGTCGTTAATGTCGTCTTTAACCCCTCCAATACACTTGGCATCGAGCGGTAAGCCGTAGTAGTTTGCTGTTTCGGAATCTAAAGCCCAATCTGTAGAGGGTATCCCCTTTTTTTCTTTGCGAACTTGATTGCCAAGAATATTTTGAATAGCACCCACGTCGCTACCCTCAGACGAACCTACTTGTATGTTTAATGCGTCTCTATATTCACCACTAGGTAATAATCTCTCGTCAAGGTCTTTATTCATTCGACCCCTAACAAATAACCTTTTTAATTCTGGCATATCTTAGTGTTTTATTTGCTTAGACTTACCTCTCATTACCTGAGTTAGCTCTTCAATTTTAAGATTAGATAATCTCAGCTTAGCGGTTCTAATGGCTGCAAATTTTTCTTTGTTAAACCTTTGTACAAGGTATTCTTGAGTATTGGCTCGGGTAGCTAAGATAGCGTGAGCAAGGTATTTGTACATAGCCTCTTCCGCAAACTTGTGCACTTTCATTTCTTCAACAGTGCCAACGCCGTCTGAGATGTACTTAAGGGTCACTGTTCTACCGGTTAAGTCAGAGCTAAAGAAGATTTTAGACTTTATTGGGTCAATAAAAAATACGCCATTAGACTGAGCAAAAGCGGGATCAATCCCATACCTTTGACCAAGCAGTGACGCGTAAGAAGCATTCTCTTCAATATTACTTAATTCGCTAGATTCAGAGCCTGTGGCTGTTTTAAACTTTTTCCAGGTTTCTGACTCGGCAGCGGTGATTATGTTACCTTCCCCGTCAAATAAATATTCGTAGCTGCTATCCTGTAGTAGCGGTAAAGGGTTACTGGTTTTCTGGGCGGGGATTAAAACGCGTTCGACGCCTCCTCCGTCAACCCATGTTAGTTTAACATAGTTAACATAGTCGTGGGGCAGTAGCATTTGCAGAGTTAACGGCACATCAATTTCCTGCGACTTTTCAGATTTGAAAGTATCGTAGCTTAATTCCTGCAAAGCTCTTTGAGCGTGAAAGGCAACATCTGTTCTTTTTACTTTAGATATAATCTTATCCTCTCCAACATAAGAGACAATAAAATTAGTAATAATATCATCTAAGTATATAAATTGGTAATTGCCTAAATTATCACCCTCGTAATATTCTTGCTGAGTTCCTGTGAATAGTGCCATTTATTATGCTTTTTCTTGTTGAATTCTTTCGGTCTCTTCGCTGTTGGCGTACTGGTATACATCCGGTGTTTTTAATAACATGCCAGATAACTCCAGTATCTTTTCTACAAGCTCGGGCTCTTCTGATTCATGGAGCTGAAAGTTAGTTGAAGTTCCTGCGTTATACTGTGGAACCCCTAATACCATGGTGTAGTTCCACTCCGCGGTGGTTGGTATCTTTATATAATTACATGTTACGGCTGTAGTTAATTGAGCGGGACCATATACTTTAAGTTGGTTCTCGTCTCTTGTATATATTGGGCGGCTTACCGTTGGCGCAGTTAATGGCGATTGAGCTATGTAGATATACTCTCCTTTGGTTAGTCTTTCTGCCTCGGCTATTTTAGTAGCGGCTGTAATGGGGTCCACGTATTGGACTTTTACAGTCCCTAGCCTATATAGGTCAGCGGGGAGCGCAGTACCTCCTGTAACAGCTCCTTCTGTTTCAAATTCGCTGATCTTTTCGTTTAGTATGTTAAGCATGTCTGAATACTCAGTGTCATTGCCATGCATTCTTCCGAACTGGTTTATATCGTAAAAATATTGCTCAAAAATATCTCTTTGCGCTTGATTGGCAAATAAGTTAAATTCTTGAGGGGTTAAGTATCCTCTTTGCTCTTTGTTTAAAATAGCAAGAACCCTTTGGTACACTGTGTCTACGCTTACTGCCATAATTTTTTTTTGTTATTTATAGTAATTAGGCCACCTTTTACAGCGGCCTAATACTATAAAGGTGACTATTTAAGTCGTTTGCTTACGCTTTGGAATACCTCCACGCCTTCATCTGTTTTAAACCATGCTGCTAAAGCAGAATATGGGTTTTCATCAAATGGCACTGTCATAAGCTTTCTATTTGTAGATGTCCAAGTAAATGTTCTTTGGTCTTGTGATAGACTAATAAACCCTTGTTCTACAGATCGCACCCCTACATTACGCAGCTGTACGTTTTCATCTCCTGCTAATTGTAAGAATAAAGCCGGATTTCTCTTAGCATAAATAAGAGCGTCTCTCTTAATTTCTTTAGACGTCATATTTTTTACAGCGGAACCTTGGTCTACTCGGATGATAGCTTCGAGCATATCAACGTCAAGCTCTCTGGCTAAGTTTAATGCGTCAATTTCTATTTCTATATCACTTATATCCCATTCAGCAACTTGCACCGCATCAAATTCTTCGTACATAACACCTTTAAGCGGGTGGTATAATGATAATAGTTTTTGTAAATTTTGCCTTTGGGCTGGAACGGTTATTGTTCCATTTCTAAAAACAATATGCTCTAAAGTAGCAGGGCCTTCTTGCTCATCAACAAACGGGCTTTTCTGATTTGTAGCGTATCGTAGTTCTCTTTGGTACCCTAATTCAGGGTCAAACCAAAGCAAATTTCTTTTTTCCGTATGCTTCCCTGGTAGGGTTGAAATAATTGGCTGTTTTCTTCCAATTAAAAAATAAGTACGGTCTTTAAATTCCCAGCTAGGTTTTACTGGTTTTTGTATTTTTGGAGCCGGAGCGGAGGCGACCTCTTGCTCAACAGCAATATTTTTTGGCGCTTCTGTGTTAGCGCTCACTTGTTTCTTTGCCATGATATAATAGAATTAAAAAGTTAAAAATGAAGCTATGGGCCCCGAAGGGCCCTTTGCCTCAATAAATATTAAGCTGCAGTATCTTTGAACAAGATAAAGTTGTTAGCTCCTTGAACACATAGACATCTTTCAGATAGCATATGTACGTTCATTTCATCGATGTCAGAAGTATAATTTCCTCCAACTGAACCAGTGATCCAAGACTTCATACGACGATCATCAGCTTCAGAAGCACGATAACGGATGTGTAAGAAAGGACGTTGGATGTTTTTACCTAATGTTTGATCATAAACAGTAGATACACCAGCAGGAACAAGAACACCGTCGATATCCGCGGTAAGACCACGAGTAGCAGCGTCATTCAAGTATTTCCAGTCAGTTTTGTAGAAATCATAAGATCCACGACGGAATCCGCTGAAACCTAAATTAAGAGCCATGTCTTCGCTGTTGTCAAATACCCCGTAAGAAGTACCGCCAGTTCCGTAAGAGTTAGCACGCGCAAGCATATTGTCAATAGCCAATGAAGTACCGCGATCTAAGAAAAGCATGTTTTCTTCGATAGCTCCTTGCTTGTCAAGTTCTTGAAGAACTAAGTCAAACTCAGCAAGACCAGTAAGTCCAGAAGCGTTATTGAAATCATGATCGTTGAAAACTAATCCACGAGACTCAATAGCAGAGAAAAGACCTTCAGTACCACGAACAGTAGCTCCAGAAGCATCAGTAATACCAGAAGAGGCAGTTACTTTTTCAGCTTCAACCATGCTCATTTCAAGATAGTCTTCGAAACGCAAACGAGTTTCATGCTCAGACTTCAAATACCAAAGGTATCCAGAGGTTCCCATTTCACTTGTTACTTCAACCCAACCGATCTGAGCAGTGTCAGAACCATTGATTGAATACTTATCTTTCAAGATAATTGGTGAGTTAGAATACTTTTGGAAACCAGCATCAATTGATCCTTGCATTCCAAGAGAGCCTTTTCCAAACTCAGACCCGTAAACGAATACTTTTAGAGCCGGAGTTCCGGTGTGGATAGCAGCTGGCCAAGTATCTGAGTCAAGAGGGAAAGCCTCAAGAGAGTTATCGGCTACACTTTTAACAAAAGCACGAACAGTTGTATATCCTGTAGCTACAATGATAGTTTGGTTAGCACGAATTGAGTGACCTGTAATGTTGATTGTATTTTCAGCATTAGAATCAGCGGCAAGGACGGCAGCGTCATAAGCAACGTGTAAACGTCCTTGTTCTGACCATACAACTTCGTCAGAAGCCATTGGCATTTCAGCTCCTACCATACGCAAGAAAGAAGATACAGAACGATTTCCGTAACGCTCTACCTCTTTTTCGTATACTTCAGGTAAGAATTGTTTAGTAAAGTTAAAGTCGTTGGCTCCGATAGATAAATAGTTCTTATCAAACAACGTTTTGGTTGGTTGCGGGGTTAATCCTGCTGGAAAAGCCCCTGATGATGCAAAACTCATAGTTTTTTAATTTTAAATTGTTAATTGTTATTTTCTAATTTTCACTTTTAGGCGAGAAGAATTATCTCCGCTTACTGCTCTCACTTTTAATCCGCTAGCGTCCGTAACTGCTTCATGCGCACCACGAGGGTCCATATTAACGTTTTTGGATCTTGCAATACTATCCTTGATAGCATCGGCTTTGCCTTGTTCATAAAAGTGATTCGCAACCGCGTCGGCATTCATTGCAGTAAATAATGATTTGTGATATCCCTTTGCGTCTTTCATCGTATTTTTATCGTCAAGGAACTTCTTAACAAAATTATTGATGTCAGACTGTGTGTTCTTCACCTCGGATGCATTGTTTACTTTAAACCGATATCTTTTATCTCCAACATTATATTCAAAACCTTTGAACTCGTCTGAAAATACTTCGTCTGTTTTTTGTAAAAATGCACTTTTCTGCTGTGTTGCCACTCGAGTTGTCTCCTCGTTTTCTTTATTATAGCGATTAAAAAATTCAACCGCTTTCTGCTGGTCCTGAGTTAATTTAGAACCTGCTTTAATTTCTTCGTAATATTTAGACTTTTGCCCTTCTAAATGATTCTTGGCTAAAGCCATTTCTTCTTTAAAAGCTAATTTCTTTCTTTTAATGTCGCGCTCGTCATCTAAATCTTCATCATAATCAAACTTATCTTCAATTAAAAATGAAATTTCATCATCTGTTAAATGAGGTTTAGCTTGTTTATAGTATTGAAACAGTAGTTGATTCTCTTCTAACGAGCTGTAGTCTTGGTTCAATCTAACATAATCTTCTAAGCTGCCACCGGTGTCATTCATAAAGTCTACAACTTTTTGAATGTTTTCAGGTAATTCAACGCCTTTTGAGTTAGCCTCATCAAGGGCTTCGTCAAATTGCTCTTCTAGCTTTTCAACTTTTTCTGCGACTTCTTCTTCGCCAATCTCCTCCAATGCTTCAAAAGCAGGCTCCTCCTCAATATTATCCGCTATAGGAGCTTCGGTCTCTCCCTCTAGAGGCTCATCTTTCTCTAAAGGCTCCTCATCTTCTGCCTTTTCTTGTTGGAAGTTGCGTAAGTCAACTTTAATTACCCCTGGGTCTAAATTTTCTTCAACTACAGGAGCTTCTTCTACGTGCGGAGTTGTTTCTTCAACAGCCTCGGCTACTTTGTTTTCTTCTTCGTTCATGATAAAATATTATATGATTGTATACTTATTTATATTACCTAGGTTCGAAGGAACCTAAGTCAAACCCCCCAAGGACATCATTGCCTGATGACTCAAAGTTTTTAGGCGGTGTATTGTTTTGTCTTTGATCAATAAGATCTGATTGACGAGATGCTTGCTTATTTACGCGCTGGTCTTTACGGTCTTCTTTAAATCCCTCTTTGGTTTTGTAGACATCAGCCTCCATAGTCTTAAGCTGCATGTTCATTTGGAATTCAAGCTGCATTAATTGCTTTTTAACCTCAGCCTCCGCCATTAGCCTTTCCCGCGCCATTTGAGCCTTCATCTGCTCCATTTGCATTTCCATTTGCTGCAAAGCTTGTGCTTTTTGCACTTCAGCCTGCGCTGCTACTTGCTGTGCCTGAGCATTAGCCTGCGCCTGCGCTTGAATATTAGCTTGTTGCATTTGCTGATCTTTTTCCAGTTTTTGTTTTCTTCGTATTTTAAGCAACTGGTTGGCAAGCTTAATGTTCTTAATTTCGCGCAGATCAATAGCGTCTCCAAGCTCAATAAGCCCAGCAGACAATGCCATTTGTATATTGTTCTCTAGCAGTTGCTTCTCCTCGTCGTCTGGAGTGAGTTCAATAAAAATACCAAAATCATATAAATGCAAGCTAGACATTTCCTCTAATGTAGCAACATTATGTGCTCCGATGCTCTGGATAAACGCGTCTTTTGTCGGTGAATATTCTAATATATCTGAAATGCGCAAGCTTAGACACTCCGCGGTTTCAGCTGTTAAAAATAATCCAGCTTGTAATATATGACGAGTTGCAGTGTTTGAGTTAGCCGCGGCAAGTTTTTGGACGCCTACTAAAGCATTTTTATCTGGAGAGCTGCCGTCTCTAGCTTCATTAAGACCCGTAACATCACGGATCATCTGTAAGTAATAGTTATAGGTTTGGATTAACGAGGCGAGTTTATTATTGCCGCTACCGCTGGTTAGCTCTTGGATTGGCATTTTGCCGGGGTTCATGTCGCCGGTAGAAGTAAAAGATCTACCAATAACAGAACCTGTTTGGAAGAACATGTTTAAAGCTTCTTGCGGGTTATAATTTGTGCCGTTGCCTAAATCAATCTCAGCTAAACCGTCTGCATCAAGATAAACCCCATCAGGAACCATTCTTGATAACACTTGCTGAAGCTTTAAGTGCGTTAGTTGGATCATATCGGCGAAGCCTTCGATACGGCTAACTAAAGATTCAATACGCCCTTTGTACATTCTAGGGGCAACAATACTATAGTTCATTTTTACTTTAGTATGGTCACTCTTTGGGCGCATCATATTCTTAGCAAGCTCCCACTTTAATATTGTGTTGGTACCTAAGACCATGGCCCCTTCGTATAACACCTCTAAAGATCGAGATACTTTTTCAAAGTTACCGTCTAACACGTCCATAGGCGGGTTAAACTGATCGTCTTTAATTATTATTTTAGAGCCCCCTGTAGCGGACTCTTTAACCTTATATACTTCATTCATATATGTTTTATAATTGAAGTATAAAATCTGCACAGAGTTTTGGTCGATGTTGTTGGTCGCATCCATCCCCCTGTTGTAGAAATCTGTATTTTGAATGCCTTGCTTAGTTATATCTTCAAGGTCTTCATTTGTTAAGCTTGGAAATTGCTTCTTTAATTCGTTGAGCGGAATTGTTTTTACTTCACCAACATAGTAAATGTCTTCAAAATAAGGGGAGTCTGTATAAGAATAAATAATATCTGCTGGATCAACATAGTCTACTTTTACGCCTTCAGAGGTAGAAAAGGTATTTTTAACGCAGGCCATACCAAGAACGGCAAGGTCATAATTCAATCTTCGTCTGGTTAGATCGTATTTATTACCTTCTAATATAGTATTTAAAGCTTGTTCTTGCGCAATTTCAGCTGCTTGTTTATAGCTAAGCTGCATATGCAGTTCTAATTCTTCTTTTGAATCAGGCAGTTCTTCTTTTTTGTTTTCAAATAAGCTAATGCCAAATTCTTTCTGAACAAACTCATTAAGCTCCTGGGTCTGCATATCGCGTATGATTGACTCCATGTATTCCGTACGCTTGCTCATCCCATAAGGATCTTGAGAGAAAGCTTTAATATCAAAAACGCGATCAGACATTCCGTTCACCACAATATCCACAAACTTAGGAATAATAGGCACAGGCTTCCAGTCAATATTCAAATAAGATAAGTCACCGTTAGTTGATAATTCATCTTTATACTTCTGTACAGACTGCTCGCCTCTAGCGTACAATCTTCGTCTATGAAATGTATTTTGATTATTATGGTATCGATTTGTACCAGAGTCCCTTTTAAACCACTCGTTTTCTATAGCCTTAGCAACCTTGAGTCCATACTCTTGGCTAACTTTTTCTAAATCACTAGCGATTTGGCTTGGGAAATAACTTTTTACAACTGCTTCAGCCATTATTTTCTATTATTTGAGATCTACCGCCGCTATTATTATACCGGCCTAAATTTATATTTAACTTTTGGGTTTGTCTTTCACCTACTGGTCTATACATGTGTTTGTTGCATGCCATTATCGCTAGCCCCGAGCTTATTGCAGCATCAAATTTTGTTCTGTTGTTTATGTCAAAACGAGCCCAGTCATTTAATGTTTGATTGAAATACATTGAACCGTATGTTCCATCGTCTTTTAAACCAATATATTTATCAATATAAGATTCAATTGCAGCAGCATGCGCTTGCTTAATGTCTTCACTTGAGTTAGGTATTCCACCTATTTCTTTTTCAGTAGTGGATAACTTGTTCCAAATTTTATCAGGGCGATTCATGGAGTAACCACGATACCCTCGTCTTTTAAAATAATACAATAGTCTCGGCTTATTGTTCTCTGCCAGTATTGGCATGCCGTAAAATACACAGGCCATTAGTACGTCTTCAAAAAATATTTCAGCGGTTTGAGGCCTAGCTACATACTCTAAAAAAAACGTATGTGGCGGCGCATCTTCCATGCTAAACGTAGTAAGCCCATGCAAAGCTCCTTTTGAGCCATCGCCTCCGACAGTTCCTGATATATCATAACTATCACACCCAAACGCTCCAATATGATCGTTTCCTGGGAATTTTGTTCCGCCTTTTATTACTTGTCTGTTTTGCAGCTCTCTTTTTGGCACCCAGCTTATTCTAAAGCGGCCGTGGGGGTTTGGCGTAAAAACTACCTCAGAGTCTTTAACCCCGTTTTTCCATTGGAAACTGCCTTTTGTTACAAGGTTAGAATGCAATAGATCCCCATTGTAATCTATTTGCTGATGTATTTTAACTAAGTTAAATATACTATTTTTAGCTTCATCACGGAAAGCGTGCTCTTCTGTGCGTGGAAATTGACGGTAGAATTCATTCAGCGCGTCTGGGTCGCCTTTTAAACCGGCTGCTTCGTTTTCCCAATGCTCTACAACGCCTACATCTATTATATCGCCAAGCGGTCCTTTAATAGGTGTTTCAGGAGTAGTGAACACTGGTTGCCCGTACTCGTCAATAAACCCCTCGTAGTTCCATTCCATTGGTATAAACAAAGAGTATAAGCCTGTCTTTGTTTGTCCGTTTGCATTTCTTTTTGTTACGTCAGAGCCATCATACAGCTTCTTAAAGTTTTCTCCTCCTTTATCTAAAGCGTTTGAGGTTGAACCCATCATACACTTCCCAATAATACGAGAACCTAATCGCAGCGTTGTTTTTGTAACTCGCCAGTTATTTAATATATTGTCAGGTCTTTCCCACTTACCGCTTTCGTCGTGTACTAAAAGCTTTAGTTTTTCTCCATCATAGGAGTTATCTCCAGTGTTCTTCCAGTCGATAGTTGTGTCAAGCCCCTGCAGTTGTTCTCTTTGGTCGTTAGCCTGTATAGACTTTCTTGTTAGCTTTGACGCTGGCACTCTATATGCTAATTCTGTTTTTGGACGGTCCATACCGTCTTGTATAGGTTTGAAAAAGAAAGGATAGTTAACCGAGATCGGCACTACTTTATCCGTAAACATTTTCTTTGCGTCACTACCAGACTTTGATAAGATACCAAATCGGGCATCACTAGATATTGTCGCCATGTTTACCGTCTCACCGGAGGCCATAAAAGAAAACCCAGAACGACGGTTTTTAAGATAACACATGCCGTAGCATCGTTTATCCGCTTTACAGGCTTCCCAAAATATAAAGAACAATCTGTTAGCCTCTCGAAAATCAGGCTGCCCTACGTCAATCTTGCTCCACTGTAGATACATATAATGTGTACCTGTTAAATATGTTGGCTTATTTTGATTCATAAACCAATGTCCTTCATCTCTCCGAGTGAATTCGTCGTCAATATAGGATCCCCAGGAGTCCTTAAACTCATCCGGGTATTCCTTCCAGTCAAATATAGTCTTGATATTTTTAAGAGCCTTAGGATACTCCTTAGGAGCCCATTTGTTTTCGCCTTTATCTATGTTTTTAGGAGCCGGTGGTAATGCAATCTGAAAGTTTTGTATTTCATATATTTCGCCAATACGTCCGGTCTTACTAATAACAACAAGGTCATGCTCTTTATTATAGCCGTACTCCCATGATTTAGACTTATTAAGCCTAGCTATCGTAGTAAGTTTAACTGGCTGAACTACCTTATATAACGTTTGTGCGTACATTACTTAGACCTTTTTTCTGCAAACCCAGAGAAAGCTTTTTTAGCTTCTTCTTTTGGCTTGTTTTCAAGCACTCGCTCTTCTTCTTGTATTCTATTAAGAATTTCAAATGCGTCAAAGATAGCTAGCTTTTTTGTAGCCGCGGCGTTCTTAAGCCGGTCGGCAGAAACATCATCCTCTGTGTTAGTGATAATTTTTTCTTGGGCTACTTTAATTAGTTCTTCAACCGCTTTGTGCCCAGCTAGGATTATACTCTTCTTCGTCTCCTTGAAATTCATATTTGATTGTAATAGATTGGATTGGTACTCGGTATAAACGCTCTTGATCAATAATAAATTCATATTCTGATCTTGGCTGAAAGCCCACAAGGATACCCGCGGGAAACTCATTATTACCATGTTTGATAACCCCTTTTAAGGGTACTTCTTTATCTGCAGCAAAAAACTCCTTGTTCTTTAACGGCTTTACAAAACAAAAACCTTCAGTAGGTTTCCACTCTTCGCTTGGCGTCTTGTATGCAAATATTTGGTCAGGGTTAGCTAAATATATATTTTCAGCAAAATAACTTTTACTGTTTTTTTCTTTACCCTTAACGTCGTAGAATCTTCTAAACACATTGTGGTGGACAATGATTTCATTGCCAGGCTGTATTTCTGAGTGGCCCATCATAGGCTTGCTTATTACAACCCCGTGCCTGCTTACATATTGATGATTCTGTAATTCTGTATTTAACAGTAGTTCTTTGCCATCAATATCCGCTTTAGCAGTAGACCTGCCGTCTTTTGGCTTAATAACAAAGTCATATATACTTTTCATTAATAATCTAAGTTGTATTCAACGGAGATCCCCATGTTTTTATTAAAATCCTTCCACGCCATTACTTCGTTTTGTTTTTTAATATATATGGAAAACTTATCGGTTTCTTCTACGATACTTTCTATTGTATGACCACCATACACTTCCTGTCCAACAGAGTAGTGCATGGCGTCAATTTTATAGTCTTTACCAATACTAATCTTTCTTATCAGCGACATCTTCATTTTTTTTATATTCACCGGTAGCTAAGTTAATAGAGACCGACCCGTATTTCTTTTCTAATTCAGCCTTAGTTCCTGCAATCTGCTCGTTCATGTAGGATATAGAATGGAGTAACCCATGCTTTTCTGCTTCAATAACCCCTACGCGGTGGAGCGCGTCCGATAAATTACTTTGTTGACTGTTTAATAACCCCAACTCTTCGGCGGTTATTTTTTGTGTTTTCTTTTTTGACATTTTGATTAAATTTAATTGATTTCTATTTATATAATTACGCTTTACAAATATAAGTTAATTAGTTATTAATATTGCCGATACTCGATTCGGCTACACCTATAATATTTGCAATGTTTGCATTTGCAACACCGATTACATTATCGTCCCAGCCCGCTGGCGTATAAGTTATTTCAAGCTTTATAGGGTTTGTTGCGTTTAAAAATTCTATTGGATATGAAATTTCAGTGCCTAAAGTAGGGCTAACACCTTTATAATCATTATCTGAATTCAGCAATGCACAGTTTAGATACCCATCAGAATTCATGTCTGAGATGGCGTCTGCCGTTAGCGTAATGTCATTGTAAGATGACGCTGTCCAATCCAGGGTACGCAATCCGTAGTTTGAGCCGCTTGTCCCGTTAAACTCCACGCCATCGTAATCGCCCGCGGCTAGAGTTGTCGTGTCCCCACCGCCACCCCAGGCCGTAGAAGGCACTGCTTGCGTGTCGGCTGTATTGCCAGTCGCTCCAGCTAATACTTTCAAAGTAGCCGCCGTTATAGTTCCGCCAACACTGGATAAGTCAAAAAACAAAAACGTCCTGTAACACGTTGAAACATACACATTTTTAGAAAAAGTATACCGCACTTGCATACCGGTGAAAAACGTGTTGGTTGTTATCGTGGTAGCGGCAGTTCCTGCTGCTCCGTTTCTTGTTGTTGTGAGCCAATTTATTGTAGACCCGCTGGTGTCTTCTCTTTCAATAACCCCTTGTAAGGTAGCGTTTATAGTTATGGTTGCCATAGTTAAGCTATCTGAACATAAGTGTTATCAGGGCAGAAATATATTTCAGCAGCTCCAGTTATAGAATCTACAACGTATCCTACTATTCTTAAGTAAGCATTGGTAGCAGTCGGAGCGGTTGTTGTCATATCCCCGTCCGTGGCGCTAATATAACATTTACCGCCGTCGGAAAAACCATTGTAAGCAGTAGATCGAGCAAACCCCCTAACCAATATCCCAGCTGAGGGCGATGATCCGAGCGCTATACCAAGCATTCCGGTTGATTCTGTCGCAATAGTATTGTTTGCTTTTCTCCACGTAGGATTGCCAAGAGCATTGCCAAGACAGATCAGTTCGCCGGCCGCAAATCCAGGCGCTTCAAAAGCCCCAAAAGTAACAATTTCTCCATAAAACTGAGAATTGGAGGTTGGATAAGTGTATTCAACCGTGTTAAGGCTTATATCGTTGTCTAAATTAATCGTGACGCCACCAGATGTACCTCCTCCGTTTAAATTTGTGCCAGCGGTTACTTCAGTAATGTCCCCTGTATTATTTGTAAACGGCAAGTCAGATACGTTAGCCTGCGCGATAGTGCCGTCGTCACTAAACCATATTTTAGCCCCAGTAGCAAGGGGGGTACCAGAGCTATCTGTTGCGGCTAGAATAGCGTTGCCTGTCCCAACATATGTTATAGCTACATCATCAGCATTCGCTGTTATACCTGTTCCGCCAATTACGTTTAAGGTGACAGCACCCGAGCTACCCCCGCCTGTCATACCCGTGCCAGCGGTAACTTCCGTTATTGCCCCAATATCGGCTGCAACCTCAGCCACGGAACGACTTTCTAAACCAGTTGTTGTAAATCTCGCGTATTCACCAGTAGCAACAGTAGTTGAATTTATCTTGACAATATTAGTATTAGAAATACCAGTTGTTATACTATGAGTATGAGACGTAGCGGTTACCCCGTTTGTTGTTGCCGAGGTAAGCGTACCAGGGGTTCCCATTGTCACCGGTCCAGTACCAGTAATTGTCGTAAAATTCATACCGTTACCGGCGCTCACAGAAGTTACCCCTTGTAAATCTGTAAGCGTTATCCAATTAGTACCTGTTGCTGTGGAGCTTAATATTTGCCCGGGGGTGCCAGCGTCCCCTGAAGAATCTCTTACCTCACCGCCAAATCTAACATCCTGTAAAAACTGAATTGCCATTTAATTTAATTTAATTGAATTATTATTATGAGTAGGTCGGAGTGACGCTTGTAGCGCCTCTAGCAGAAGTAATAATTACGTCTACATTATTTGCAGGAGTTTGACCAAAGGATATTTTAATTGTGCTTGTGGAAGCCACATCTGCCAATGTTGTTCTTGCGACATCCGCAAATACAGTTTCTTTACTTATAGAATCAAACAATTGTACAATTATATCTTCTGTTCCTAAGTTATGGACTATTTGGGCCGCGCCGCTTACTAAACTAGCAACTAAAATTTGAGCAACAACTGATCTAGCCGCTAAGCCGTCCGGTGTTACAACTCTCGATGGGTCTGTGCCTGCTTGTACTTCGGCAACAGTAGCTAGTTCAACAATACCCTGTACGGCCGCTGTTGCAGCAACTTCATCGCCTGTGTTAGTGCCGCTCTGCCCAACTAAATAAGTTTGATTAATTGCGGTTCCCTGCCAAACCCCGGTAGCAATAGTCCCTAAAGTAGTAATATTAGTAGACCCCGGCCATTGGACAAGCCCAGACGGTGTTATAACTCTACTTGTATCAGTCCCGGCATTAACTTCAGCGCCAGTCGCTAGTTCAACAATACCTGCTACTAAAGTAGTGGCTGCCACCTCGTCTCCAGTGTTAGTGCCGCTCTGGCCTACAAGGTACGTTTGGTTAATAGCAGTACCTTGCCAAGTTCCAGAGCTAATAGTGCCTAGCGTTGTGATGCTAGTTTGGCCCGCATATGTGCTTGCAATATCTACAGCTGGCGACCCCGCTGTGCCTCCTATCGTTATCCTATCTGCCGTACCGCCAACACTAACAACTTTTGCATCTGTGTAGGTGGTACTAATAGAGGTCCCCTGCCAAGCGCCAGTGCTTATCGTACCTAATGTTGCTATTTGCACTGACCCAGTCCATCCGTCTAAACCATCGGGGGTGACAGCTCTTGTAGCATCCGTCCCTGTATTAGTTTCAGCAATAGTAGCTAGCTCAACAATACCGCTTGCAGTTGTTGAAGCATTAACAATGTCCGGGATGTTTTTATTTAAAACTGTCCAGTTAGTTAGAGATGCCGCAACCGTGCCTGTGATTTGAGATATAAGCACATCCCCTACTTGTACAGCTTCAGTAAAAAAGTTTCCAGCGGCGGTAACAGTATATGTATCACCCGCTATTACTGTGGGAGAGCCTGTGTCAAGCGCTGGTGCATTAGTAGAAGCGTTGTAGCCTCCTTTGTACGCCATACCCACGGTAACTGCACTATCAACATAGTCTTTAACAGCAGCCGATGTGGGCAGCGACGTATCATTGTCATTAGAAGCAATCCCTTCAGCCTCTGTAATAATATCCCCGGGAATTCCGTCCAGCTTGCTTTTGTCTGTCCCGGTCATTAACCCTGCGTTACCGCCGGAAACAACTAGAGGTATGGTGGCGTCGGTGCCATCAGAGCTAGTTACAATCCCGTTGCTAGCAGAGGCGGTATATCCTAAGTTTGTTGTAACATTAGTTACTTTAGCGTTATTGGCAATTACATTATTATACAAGGCTGAAGTCATGACCCCCGCAACCGAGCCTGTAGCCGCTCCTATAGCGACATTTGTACCAGTAGAGCTATTAATGGTTACGTCTGTAGTAGTCGAGGTCTTACTTAAATTAGTTGCCACATTAACTTCAGCTCCAGTGGCAATACCATCAAGTTTTGTTTTATCGGTTGAAGTCATAACACCAGCAAGTAATGTTGTTGCTGCTGTTAATGTTGCATCAGTTCCTGTGCTTGAAGTTACAGGCACTGTAGTTGTTGTCCGCGTGCCTTGAGCAATATTAGTTCCTACATTTACCTGAGCTCCGGTCGCTATGCCGTCCAGTTTGGTTTTATCAGTGGCTGTCATTACGCCCGCAACTGATACTGTTGCAGCAGGTAATACAGCATTAGTTCCATCTGAGCTATTAACTGTTAACGTAGTAGAGGAAGAACTTGTTGATAAATTTGTGGAAACGTTACTTACCTTAGCATTGTTGAGTATTACATTATCATATAATGCTGAAGTCATGACCCCTGCGTTTGATGTGGTAGCTGCTCCTATATCAACGTTTGTGCCGGTAGAACTATTAATAGTTACGTCTGTAGTGGTAACAGTCTTAGTTAAGTTAGTGCTCCCAGACCCTTGAGACGTTAAATCTACCCAGCCAGCGCCGGTGTATACATATAGGTTATCGTCGGTAGTGTTATAATAAACCTGCCCTTCGAGAGGTGTTGCCGGGGCGCCTGCTAAGTTCTGGAATACAGCGAGCTGCAGCTCGTTTTTGTTAAGATTGATGTTACTTAAAAAATTAATTGCCATAGTAGTTTAGTTTAAATGCGCCTTGCCTGAAAACGCGCCAGTAAATGATATAGTTATGTTGTTAGCGTCAATAAAGTTTATTTCTCCGTGTACTACACTGTCGCCAGAGTCAACCACGGTGACCGAAGGTTTTTTATTTAATCCATGCGATATAACCCAATTTGCTGCAGGGATATTTTGGCTGTGCGTGTAATGCTTATCAGTCCCAAGGTTCAAAGATGATATATAATAAGTTTTTAAATCCGATAAGTTACCATTTGAATTTAAAGCAACAAGAGATAAAGTATAGAAGTCAGGGTCAACACCGTTAACAGAATAGTCAACTAATTCATAATGCCCAAAATTATCTATATTATTAGACTCAGATATTAATATTTGTTTGCCTATTAGTATGCTTAAAAAATTCGGCACATGCTGCCCAGATATATCGGTTTTATGTACATATATCTCTATAATATCACTAAAAGGTTGGTTTGAAGGCTCCTCAAGAAGCGTCATTGTTTTTGGTATACCTATTGTTCCAAATTCATATTTAAAACCGATCTGCCCATTAACAGCCACCTTGCCGCCTAAGTTTAGGTAAGCAGCAATCTTTAAAGCATTAAACTGTACAGTAGCAAGGTTTGCGTCATTAGTCCCAATCCAAGCATCTTGATCCTGCAGTGCGATATCTTGTGGATAGGTATATATTCTTGCCATTGATGTTTTTTTATATAATTACCGGTTTTTGTTATTTATTACTTACAATTTTAAATTAGCCTGCTCGGCGTTATCGCTTGCTTTTTGCGCATAAGCATTAATTGATTGCTGCACTTCTGAGTTAGAAGAGAATTCTGTTAAGTCAACCGTTGCAGTCCCCGTCGTATTATTAATAATTGTCCCAGCACCAGATACCCTCCAGTTGCCTGAAGTAATTGTGGAGTCAAGCGTTATTACAGCCCCCACCAATGAAAGGGAACAATCACCGCCGGAAGATTTATTTGTAATCAGAAGCTCTCCTGAAAACTGACGGAATGCCATGCGGCCACTGCCGTTGCAATCTAGAATAGGGATATTATTACCTGGGTTGTTTGCTCCTACGGAAGCGCACTCGTTAGCAATTAGTAAACCATTAGCCGCAATGCCTACTGTCCCTTCTCGGAAAATACAGCGCTCAGCATAGCCAAATATACCGCTAAGATTTTGCATTGCAACTTGTGTATAATAAGAGCTACCGTTGTCTCCAAGGTCTCCAGACAAAAGCAAGCCGTCAAATTCACAACCAACGAGAGTTGCAGCTGGGTCAACCGTGATTTGCGTTGTTCTTGACGACCTACCAAAGAATTTCATATTGGTGTGTGTGCCAGTTATAGTAAAAGCGGATCTTGCGGATATATTAAATAAAGAATACTTGTTAGCGATAAGCTGGGCATCGACATCATTATTTACAGGCTGCTGTTTGGTGCCTATTGGGAATTTTGTCCCCGTGTTACTTGTGGTTGGATCAATCCAGACGCTTCCATTGTCAAATGCAGCATATTGCGTTAGCACCGGGAAAGACACTTGGGAAGTATCCACAATTGCCGTACCCGTGGAATTATCAATGACCCTTAAAGATCCGGTGCATCGTATAATACCGTCATTAACCGTGGAGTCTATCACAACAGTTCCTCCTGAGTTTATATTGATTTCAATATCCTCCGGTCCTGTTTTATTTATAATCTTAAGATCACCATGCCAATTTTTAATACTCACATCCCTGCCCGCGCCGCCGCAATCGATTATAGGGTATACGTTATTTTGCACAATACCATCCCAACAATCAATAAATGCTGTTTGACCAACGCCTGATACAACAAACGTGCCTGCTATTAAACAGCGATACGCATAGCCCTCCACCATCTGAACATCTAATAATCTGCAATCTTCAAATGTGGCTAGGTTATCAAATTCCCCTTGAATGGTTGCATCGAATATATCTACTCCAAATGTAGCTGCTCCAGGCTCAAAGGTTAAAACAGTTTTATTAGGGTTGGTGCCGTAAACCTCAAAGTTTTCTATATCGTCTCCAGTCGTAAATGTGAAGTTTCCTATAATGTTAAGCCTATTAATACCGCGAACGTCAGCGATAAGCTTAGCGTCCTGTATATTGTTTACCGGTGCCTGAGGTGTTCCCTTCGGAAATACTGTGCCAGTTACGCCCCTTATTGCGTCTACTGTAATAGCCCCACCAAAAGAAGAAAACTCAATAGCCGCGTTAGATATAAGACCCGCCGCATTCTGGCTACGTATTGACACCTGGTTTAAATTAACTACGTCTCCAACGTTGCTGTTTGCCCCTGTTAAATTAACGGCATAATTGCCGTCTTCAAATGTTACTGTATAACCACTTATGATCTCAATAGTTCTTGCGTATACAATGCCCCCTAGCAATATTTCCGTATTATGCTGATGTGTTTTTAGATGAGCCATCCCTTCCGCTGAAGACTCCAGCGCTTTTAAATCCAATCTAAATTGGTTTAACGGGAGGTCACGGATTTCAGCCGGAGTCGCCTGCACTAAGGTAGTATAAGCCTTAGGTATCGATATTACTTTGGTGCCCCAGTCTATAGAAATCATATTAAATTATTGTATAAAGTGTGTATCTGCTGCTCAAGCATAGTGATCCGGTTGGATAGCTGCATGTTCTGAACCTCAAAGTTTCTAACAATGGCCTCAAGCTTGCGCATTTCTTCCCTGGTCGCTGTCGAATAGTCGCGGATAGCTATAATATTTTTATACCCGGCGCTATCGACTAATCCCATGTCTGTAATTGTTATCTCTTTACTCATCCCTAATCATAAATATATTTACGTCAAATCCACTAGATGTAATTGTTCCTGAAATAATTGATTGCTTATACAATGTTCCTGTGGTAGCTTTTCTAACGCGACCTGTAACCGCTTGATTGTTTGTATAACTAAACCCTGTGTCCTCAATAATACCGTTGGCATCTGTTACGCCAGATAATACATCCGTACCAAGTGTTAAATCTCCTCCAGCCCCAGCCTCTAGTAATACACGCGCCCCAGCAACAGGCAAATTTGTTTCGACATCGAAGACAGAAACCCTAACTGTTTTTGTGTTGTTTATAACTACAGTTGCACCGTTGGAAGTATATGTTGGCGTATTGCCTCCGTTTACATTTATTGTAACAGTGCCTAGGGCACTTAAAATTTGTATTGCAGAAGTTGTAGTCCCATTAGCACCGTAATTTGTAAAAGTAATATTAGTTAAATTATAAGTATTCCCCGCGCTAAACCGCATGGCGTGAAATGTCCCGGACTGTATAAATTCACAATCATGTATCCGAGTAGAGCCAAATGCTGCCGGCACGGTATTGTTTAATGTTGGTAATGGCGTAATTGCGTCTGTTCTAATAATTGTATTTTTAATCTCCCCAGCATTAATTAGTGTCTTACATTCTATATCTGCCCCGTCTATATTGCAAGCCGATGTATATGTAATCTCATTGTGGTTTCTTAAGTTTGAGCTTGACCGAAATATTCCAGCGGTGCCGGAGACTTTAAAATCTGGGCGCGTATCAAAGCCGCCATAAATCCTACCTCCCCCAATAATTGTATTAGTTATTGTAATATCGTCTAATGCATTATTAAGGAACACTTCAACTCCTTGTTGATTAGAGTCTACATAACCGTCAATAAACGTTACAATAGTATTTCCGCTAACAAACACTGTTGGAACTAACGAGTTTCTATCCCCTACTACTAATTTTCCACGTGCCTGCATAGAGTTTGCAGAGCCACTCACGACTCCATATCTATTGCTTTTTATGTTTTGATCAAAATCAAGAAAATCAATAAAAGAAGCAACAGGCCCTGCGCCGTCGCCCCGAGTAACAATTAATCCTTCACCGTAATCAATAGCGTCCATCGCCACATTTTCAGATTTAGCAAATCCGCCTATAAAAGTCGCTCCAACCGCGTACCAAATTACGGCCGCTTGATTAAGCGTCCCGCTTTGGGATTCTGCCCACAACAATACATTTGGGCTAATTGCCGTTAAGATATATCCACCCTGCGATGGGTACGTTAAATACTGGTCATTGTTAGCCCCACTGCCTGCTAGGTTGTATTGATAAAAATTTGATCCGTTGCCAGAACCTATTGCAACTTCAACTCCCCAAGTAGTATTTAAATCAAAAGCATCCGATACATATACCTTGCAAAACCACAGATTGTTGCCAGAATAATCTACGGCACTGCCAAGATAATCTACACCAATTCTTGTGCCCGGATTCGTGGTGTTTACTTTTTTACCAACAGCCCCAACAGCACTGCCCGGCGTGTCTTGCTGATATGCATTAGCTGCCTCAGAAGCGGGAGAACCCCCTCCTGTATTGTAGTTTCCCCAGCCGACGCTGCTGTCTGAAGAATTTAATCTCGTACCATTAAATACTACGTTAGCTACTGCCATATTGGTATAAATGTTTTTATTATATGGGCGCCCGAAGACGCCCGTATAACCTTTTTATTATTAAACGTCAGACGTTCTAATAGCTGTAACAGTAGTGTTTGAACCACTAAATGTTGCAGATGAAATAAACTGCTTAATTGGGCTACCCCCTCCGTCGCGGACAATTACAACAAGCCCTCTATCTGAGCTATAAATAGCCGTGAAAGAAGTTGTAGAGGCGCTCGCAAGCACATCAATATAAGTGATGTAAACATCGTTGGCGGCTGTAGCATTAACAGTGGCAAAGTCCTCTTGCCCATCTGTGCTAGAAATTGTAAATGTTGAACCGGAATAAGAAGAATATTCTAACCTTCTATCAAACCCATTGTCATCTACAACGCGGATAGTCCCGGATGCAGGAGTGTCCAATGGTATCGCCGTGCTAACAACAACAGATGTGATATTGTCAGCCGTTAGACCTCCACCTGCTAATGATAATTGATTTTGATCAATTGCAGGGTCGCCATTAACATCTGTGCTACTACCATCCCAAGGAGCAACTAATACGCGGTCTTCTCCGCTAACTAGGCCACCTACGGTAAACGTAACATTGTTTGGTGGGTTTACAGCAGTGTTTGTTAAATCAGATAATGTGTCTCTGTTAGTAAGGTCGTTCGTTTCAATACCAATACCATAAGCGCCAATAATAGCAGAACCAGTAGAATTCCCAACAAACGGGAATGAAAGCGTACGAGCTAAAGCAGTGCCTACAGCATTAGCTGTTGCTGTTGAAGCGCCAGTAATTGTTTGTGTATTTGTAGGAGCAGCGCCTGTCAATAACTGTATCCACATTTTAGTAGCTGAGGTTGGGCTATTAATAGCAAGCATCTGTCCTGTTCCACCTGTCCAGCTAACTGCTTCAAAAGCTGCAAACGTTCCAGTTGGCCCATTTACAGTAATTTCATGAGTGATACCTCTAAATAGCTCACCATTTAATCCGTAAAGTGTTTCAGACGTTCCCTCTCTTGTTAGCCATTTAGCTCTTTCATAGAAATCATTAATTGAGTTAGTTGGCGTGTTGGAATCCCACTTAGAGTAATAAAACTCATTGACTGTATCGTTGTTTACATCAATACCATTATACCCTTGGGTGGTATTTGTAATTCCCGTGTAACCTGCTATTGTGCCAATTAACGTTTGATTGTTAAGGTCAACTAATTCAGACAGCGCCAATACATTATTGCCCTCTACTGCCGAGTTAACGGTAAACTCCGTATAAGTATACCCAAATGCACGTGAAGTACCAATAAGCCTTCTATTATCAATATTAGCCCCTGCAGTGCGTACCGGCAATAAGAATCGGTGTGAAATACCTGCAGCAGAGTTAACGCCTCCGCCAGTGGCTAAATTCCACCAGTCGTCAGCAAGCACTACTCCGTTTTGAATAATTTGAATTTTGTCTACATTACCAAAGTTTACAAACCCAGCGTAGATTTTTTCTGTACCAGCTGTACCTTGCTTAATAGATCCATCATAAAGGTGCTCTGACGCATTGTCGTCAATGTTATAATTACCTTTAAGCTGTATAATGTTGTCGGTTGATCTAGCCGATGGATCAGTATCTGTAATGTCAAGGGCGTCATCGCCTGATGAAACAGCATCATCCGCTAAATCTTGTAGCCACCTGTGAAACTCAATCACAGTGGTATACGATGGAGATGCCCCACCGTGGTCGTCACCGATATATCGGATATCTCCTGTTGCTCTGGTTACTGTCCAGTCTGCTGCTACTATAGCCATAATTTTTTTTTTAGTTGTTAGTTTTGTTTGTTGTTTATATGTAGTTTAGTATTAATCTGTTTGCCCAGTCTGTTTCCAAATCTGTAACGCCTTGCGCTGTTGTTATAGTACCTGAAATATATTTTGTAATTACGGGTGAAGAATTTAGCAAGTACCCAGCGTAAACGGTTAAGCCAACCGCATCACTCCTATAGCTTGTAACGGTATTAGAGGATCCTCCTCCGCTACCTGTGCCATAACTTGATATGCCATAATAGCTATTTTCTGTCATACTCCCATTTGATGAAACTACCGACAGGGACGCATCGTAAAAATCAGTAGATCCATCCTGAGCTAAAGCATTTAAAGTATAGACTCCAAAATTATTTACATTATCTACTTGAGATAATATTATTTGCCCACCTACCAGATTCTGCAAGTATTGTAATACAAGATTGTTATTTGTAGCAAACTTGCTTATTTTTATTGTTGTTATAGCGGAGAAAGCTGTGCCGTTGCCAAACCCAGCCTCAAAGCTTATTGTCTGCGCGTTACGGCCGTAAAGAAGGTCAGTCTGAAAAAAAAAGTTGCATTGCCCTACGATGCCAACCGCATTAGCGTTGTTTAGAAAACTAGCAACACCTTGCACTGTAAAGTTCTTTGTAATGCCCCCATTAAAATCTGTGCCTACCCACTTATCTAATGAGGTAACAGCAAGGTCAGTGCCATAATTGCCTATCCTGCCCATTACTTTTTCTTAAATAAACTTGTAGCTTTCTCTGTTGTTCTTCCGCCAAAGTAAGCTAGCACTACCGCCATCATTACGCTTTCAAAAGTATTATTCCACAATGAGTTAATCGTGAAGGGTACGCCGTCAATACTGTCTAATATACCTGCTAGCGTAAAAACAACGATGCACCATACCAATACTAGGGGGCGTACGTTTTTACTTAACCAGCTATCTGAAATTGAATCCGCAAGCCAACGATTTGTAACGGCCTCCATCTCTTTATTCTGCTGATCAAATATAAGCGTCTGTAATTTTATCTTATCCTCCTGCGATATATCTGATTTAGTAATCGCAGCAATAGCTTCCCCAGGCGAAGTAATACCCTCCAGTACACTTCCCAGTGCTGGGTTGATTAAGGTAGCAGCGCCCAGTAACATTTTACCGAGCGTGCTTTCTTTAAAAGGTTTTTTTTCTCCTGACATAGTTTAACATTTCCAACGGCGGCGCGCGGCGCAGATTCTTTTATCTGGCGTCTTGCTGCAGTCTATATTATGCATGTTCATTTGTCCTTTAGATCTCGCGCAATAAGAGGTACGTCTGCTTCCACCCCCCGGTTGAGGTGCTTTAAGATTTCCCCCTGTCTCTTTATTATATGCTTTACGCCCGGCTTCAGTCATTCCAGCGCCTTCTTTAGCGGTTAAGAAATGTCTACCCTTGCCTTTAGTGGTTTTGCGCAGTGCTTTAAATGGTGAGTTAGATTGATCGTATGCCATGACTATTTGTTTTTGCTCATGTAGCCACCCATTTTAAAAGGTGTTTTACCTGATTTAGCAGCACCCCACATTTTAGTAGGCGAGGGGCTCCTCATTTCCACTGGGGTCTCAGGAGCGGTTTTTCTATTATGGCGCTCTTGTATTCTTTGCTTTTTCTTTTCTTGGCTAGCATCATATCTAGCCTCCTTGCGCTCTGTTCTTTTATGTAAGCGGAATTCTTTAGCAGTTTTAGTCCTTGGATCCGTTGGTTCTTTGGCTTCTGGAGCTACTTGTTTTACTTCATTGCCGCTGGAATCATACACCGTAGAGTTTGGGTCTCCTTTGATACGCGCGTCGTAGGTGTTGCTATTAGCTCTGTTTTTCCCTTTATTCTGTTGGGCGTACGTAGAAGAGGCTTGCGATTTTGCCGCGTCTAAAGATTCTTGGCTAATTTTTCCTTTATCAAATTGGCGCTGGGCCTTACGCACTCCTTTGTCAGCAACGTTTCTTGCTCTATTTGCACGGCGAACTTCCCATGGCTCATATGTGTCTCTTACTTCTGTAGGATCTTTTACCTCTTTACTTTCTTCTGCTTTTATTTCACCAGGGACCGCTATATCCGGAAGTGTATCGCCGGTCGGTATAGTGTTGTTTGCTAACCCTTCTTTAGTTGGGTTGACGGTGCCAAATTTTTCCAGGTTATAAGCATTCACGACTTCTTGAGGCACCCCCACATCGGATGCTGTTTTAATTCTAGTCTTATTGCCCCCAGAAATAATTGTAGGGTCGCCTTGGCTGTAGTTGATTTTGGTAGTCACCACGCGCGCATTACCTTGTTCATCTTGCCCCATATTTGTCGTAACAATAGGATCTGGAACTGGCGTTGTAGTCTGCTTTAGCGGGCTCATTCTTTCAAACTTTGCCGCGTTTTTTCCTGCTGCGTCAACAGTGACTTCTTGGTTAGCTGGGGCAGATCCATATTTGGTTGCTGCTCTCTGTGTAATAGGTGTTGCCATAATTATTTAGTTTTTTTATAAGCTTCGCCTTCCCATTCGAAGTTCCCGCCCTCTGTGCCTTGTTCTTTAGGATTATCCATAGACATTAAATGTCCGTTCATTCTTTTATATACTCTTGCTGGTGATCTAGTATCTTTCTTCCAAGTTACCGTATCGTCGGTGTATTGTAAGCGCCCTTGCTCCATTTGCTCGTGATGAACATTTTCATGCTCTACCGCTTCTTCTTTCTTTTTTGCAGACGCATTCTTATTTACAAACGTAGTACCGTCTCTATTAGCTTCAGCTACAATACCGTCCCCTAGTTCTCTTTCAAACACAGGATGGTTGTATGATGATAACTCTTCGTTGATGCCGAGTAATTCGCCTTTGCGTTTTAGTTGGAAACCCATTATTTATGTTTTGGTCCGCACATCTTAGCTGGAGAAGATTTTTTCCCATGCGCCACTTTCGCCGCACCCCACATTTTTGTCGGGCTAGCACAGCCGCATCCGCAACCTGATTTTCCTTTGATTATCCCGCCGTTCATTTTGGCGCGTGATGTTATAGGTGTAAGCTCGCTCATCTGTTTTTGTCTTTAATCATATCGTCTATGGCCTTGTTCATGACCTTATCGGTATATGTCTTGTTTTTAAAAAATACGTTTGATTCGGTAACAGGGATGTCCTCCTCTGCTAGTAGTATACGGTAAATGCGCTTAATCATAAGCTGGCACTTGAAAGATGTTTTAAATATACTGTATTTGATTGAAGTCCTATTTCTGTGGCGCCAAACGTCGATCCACCCATCACGCCTTAAACGTTCCCACCGGTTTTTATCCCAGCAGTGAGTGTACGCTCCGTCTTTGAAGCCTTGTATTGTAAAATGCTTTTCGCAGTCCAAGAATATAAGTAACTCAAGATCCGCGTCTTTTAACCCATAAGATTTACAGGCCCATTTTCGAACGAGCCTGTAATACTTAAATAAATTTATTTCTTTTAAATCGTCTGCAGACAGTCTCATTCCACTATTACAATATCACCTGCTTTTAACACATAATAAAGTTTTTCGTTAAATTGAATCCCATGGCCTGCGTGTCGGTCATAATGAACGGTATCCCCATCTTTCAATCCTTCCACAAGATTGCCTGCTGAGATTACCTTTCCCTTTAGGTACCTAATGTCACTGTTCTGTTGTTCAGTGAATTCTAAGCCACCAACCATTTTTGGCTCTTCCTTAATCTTGTCTACGACTATATAATAGTTAATTGCTTTCATTGATCCTCATATTATTAATTACACAATCAGCAGACAATATAGTGGTTGCAACACTAACCGCATTTTTCAGAGCAGTCTTCGTTACCAAGACAGGGTCAATAATACCGGCTTTAACCATATCGGCAGGCTTACCTGTGATTACGTTAATACCTTTGTTTTTGCCATAAACGAAATCATCAGGAACCGTAAGCCCCGCGTTTTCAAGTATGATATCAAAAGGAGCTTGAATGGCTTCTTGTAAAACAACTTCGCCTAAAGATTCAGGCTTTAAAGCAATAGCAGCGTTTAATAAAGCAACACCTCCACCGGCAACAATACCTTCCTTCAATGCAGCCTTAACCGCATAGATGGCATCTTCCACCCGATCCTTCTTTTCTTTTAATTCAATCTTTGAGTAACCACCTACCTTGATAACCGCAACTGAACCATTAAGCATGGCCAAGCGTTGTTCTATCTTCTTTTTAATGTATGGGTTTGTCTCATTCTTAATCTTCTCCTCTACCATAGCCACACGCTCGTTTAGGGCTTCACCAAGGTCTCCAATCTGCAGAACAGTATACTTATCATCTGTGATTGATTTAACGGCTCTACCGAGGACCAATGGACTTATTAGGTCAAGGTCATCCCCTAGCTCCTCATTCATAACTTGGGCGCCCGTCAAAAATGCCAGGTCTTCGACCGTGTCACGACGGGTTGGGCCGAAGCCCGGGGGATCAATAATGTTTACTTTAATATTACCTTTAATCTTATTAGCAATAAGGGTAGCCAGCGGCTGCTGTTCTACCGATGCTACTATAAGAAGTGATTCACCTGCTTTTATCACGTGTTCTAAGACACTTTGTATCTTTCTGATATTAGGTATAGGAGAGTCAACAATAAGGATGTACGGCTTGTCTAAGACAGCAATACCCTTGTCCTTGTCTGTGGCCAAATGGATTGACTTTAAACCAGACTCGACCTGGGCACCGTCAACAAACTCAACGTAAGTTTCTTCAGTGTCTGATTCCTCCATTAGCACAACCCCGTCTTTGCCAACCTTAGAATAGGCTTCGCCTATCTTTTTGCCGAGCTCAGCATCGTTGTTGCAACTAATAGTAGCGACCGAGTCAAGCATCTTACCGTTAACCGGTATGCTTTGCTTGTCTAGTAGCTTTAATACTTTATTCGCTGCGGAGTGGATACCTTCTTTAACATGTCTTAAATTATGATCCTTAAGGTATTTGTCTGCCTCAGTAAGTAGTGAGTGCGCGAGGACGGTAGCTGTAGTAGTACCGTCACCCGCTTCTCTCACTGTATTCTTCGCGGCTTCCTTGATTAACGTAGCGCCAATGTTTTCAACAGGGTCGAACAAGACTACGGATTCCGCCACCGTTACACCGTCTTTTGTTATGACCGGTCTACCCATGGCATCCTCATAAATCACGCATTGTCCTGAAGCACCTAACGTGGACTTCACTGCGTTGGTTAATTTTGTAACACCGCTAATGATGTTTTTTCTGGCGCTGTCGCCAAATGACAGATCCTTTACGATCTGACTAGGGTTATTGAATTCCATTTAATTGAATTTGATTATTACTTCTCGAATGTTTTGACCACCTTAGGTCCTTTTAAAAAATCAATCTTTTTAACGTAGTGATCTACCGATGCGTCAATTGCTCTCTCTGCAGATTCAATGGACTCCCGCCGGGTAACATCATTCCACCTGTCTTCAATAAAAGGATGGAGATATTCCGTCTGGTAATACCCATTAGATAGTTCTACAATGCGCCAATTTGATTTATCAGCTAAATGCGACCAAAATTCGATGGTCTGTTGGTCCGGTTGTGGTTGACTACCCCACGAATGAGTCTGGTAAAATAGTGTCATGGTTTTGGTTTTAAATTACTACTGGTTATATACATATAATCACGCGCTTTGCGCGTTTTTTTAAGCGGATTGGGTTTTTTGGATAAAATAAATTACATCCCACAGCTCTGCGGAGCCCCCGTGGGAGTTGATTTTTAATTCTGCGCCGTTCGCAGCAAAATTTGCATCAGAATAATACTGATATACCTCATGAAAATTCTGCTCTGCGCCATTTCCCTTAGCAAACGTCAAAACTTTGCTCACCCGAGCAAAATCTCCCACCGGTGAATAGATAGAAAAGTCCAAATGCGTGGTCTGAGTGTTTGAAGCGCTAGCCTTAAACACAACAGTTAGCATATATACGTTATTTACACCCGTTGCTTGCAATTTTTGCGTCACAGAATTGTAAAAAGTAGGTGCACCAGGAGAAAGAACAACATTTCCAGCATTATTCGGTATCGTAACCGCAACACCATCAACCAAAGCAAGCTTATTCGATGCATTGTAAACCGTATCATCATATCTCGCCCACCCGGTAAGACTAGCACCAGCCTGAATATGCTGCTTCAAAGCCGCAACAGTGTAATTCTTTGTTACATAGTTCTGATCTACGCCACCATCGGTGCCAATGACTAAATCCGTGTCCTCTACAACCGAATCAATAGCGTAATTTTTAATCCTACCCATCTATTTATGCTTTAAGTTACTCTATAATTGCGTTTTCCCTCCTTCTTAGTGCCCTCGCCATCATTTCCACGGTTAGCAGCAACACTTTTAAACGTACGCGTCTTGTGATCGAAGTCTTTACCCTTCACACTCTTACCCGCAGCCACAGCAGCACGCCGTAACCTCTGATTCTCGGCACGCTTCGCCTTCCTAGCAGGTGAATTAGCATAAGCCAAATCCCTAGCAGCCTTAGCCCGCCGCGCCGTAGCAGATAATTTTTGCTTAGCCATCCTAATATAAGTGTTTGTTTATATAACCATATAATTACATGACATTAGCCTACTATTAAATACCTAATTAAGTACCTAACGTCACACAGTGTAAAATTTTTTGTAAGATATATAGAACTGAAGGGTTGTATATACGATATTCGCCCCACCGGTTGTAACTAAAGTCAAATCTTTTTGCCCAGTCCCCCTGTCGTTTTTCTGGTTCGGGTTGACGATTGGGGTTGCGGTCCTGGTCTTGGTACTGATGTTGAGGTACTGATTCCCTGCACGGTTCCAGGTTTTCTGGCACGGCACGGCACGGCATGGCACGCGGCGCAGCACAGCGGAGCAACGCGTAGCGTGTAT